TAGGGTAAGAACCCATATGAGAAAAATGGGAAAGAAGGTTTCATGAAATTCTGTACATATTGCGATAAGCTCTCATATACATCTAAAGTAACCAGAGATGGTAAAACAGTATACTACTGTGATGATCATGCTGATAGAATAGCAGTTGACTAGGATTATGGTATAATACGAATATGAATAGATGTTCTGCACACACATGCTCATTGCCATCACTTGTATTTAGAAAAGATGATCCATCTATTGGATACTGCATGGCACATGGCATGGAATACGCATACGTTATGAAGTCTAAAGAATCTAAATGAATTGGATTCAAGCAACAGTAATATTTGGACCTATATTGGTTCTATTAATAGCATTTTGGGATGATATCAAATGAAGAAGATCTATGCTTTAATTGCTCTAACTGCGACAGCAGTCTTTTCAGGTCTTGCTATGTCTAAATTTTTAAATTGGGCGGGTAAGCAAGAAGATATCTTTGATTTTGACCTAGATGAAGATATAGACAGTGAAGACTTCTAATCTATATAGGTCAATACAATGGATTGCTTGGCTTCTTATGGGTATGTATATTATATCCTGGCTATTGTAGAAAATTGCTAGCTTTTTTTCTCCCGCCCTTTTAAGGGTCTAAGTATCAGAGATACCAAATATGACCCGTTAGGGCTTTAGAACCCTCGTAGAGGGCTTATATGGGATATTCTAGAAAATGTTGCAAAGTAATATATGGGTCTTCTATCGCCGAAGCACTTTTTTCGCACTTTTTACACTAATTGCACTATATGTCTGATTTGTACGGTATTAACCAACTACCCAATCGCCATGCTTATAGATCCAGTCAACAAAAGAATACTTAACGCCAGAAAGAACTTCATCCGATAGATACGCTTGTCCTTGATCAATTGGGAAACAATACAAAGTGTTTGGCTTAAGTTCTATCTTAGATCCATCAGACAAAAGTTTTATATTTCCGCCAGTCCATTCGCCTAAATAATAAAGCGCTATGTAGTCTGCTGACTTCCATGTATCCTTACCGCCCCACATTCTGCTTACATCGTCACCAGGTCTTGTTCTATTAATTGTGTTATGTTCGTTTGTCCAATATTCATTAATTATTGCTTCAACTATTGCAGCGTTTAATGTTTGGATAGTAAGTGGTTTTGAAATTCTTGCGTATAGTTCTGAAGTTTCAGGTATACCGTGACCAATCCAAGATTCTTCATCAAGAGATTCACATTGAAATAAAATGTATGTGTAGTCTTGAGGATTTAACAGATCGTCGTACTTGAGAATACCGTTTCCAATGTCAACAAAGCCTGGCTTCTGGTGCAAATAAACTTGTTCAATAGGAACATCGTTTTTAATTTCAAATTGTTGAATAGTTTCTAGTTCTGAAGAATCGTTTTGTTCTTCAATAATATTTTCCCAAATAATCTCAGCCATTTTATTTCTTTTCTGTTAAAAAAGTAGAATAAGCATATCTTATTCCGCTAGTAACTTCTGCTACGCCGTGTCTAATTAAAGCACCGTGTATTAGTAAATCTCCAGACTTAGGCTTTATTTTTAAACCAAGTGATGGGTAATACAATTCTCCGCCTTCAAAGTTATCTGTAAAGTATGCAACTGCCCCATATTTTGTTATTGCACATGTATTAAAGTCATCGTTTGAAGTTGCTTCACCATCTTCACCACAGGTATCTTCATGCTCGTGCATACTATCTCCAGGAAACATTCTGTGAAAAGAGGAATTTCTTGTAGCTACATATCCTGGATCTACTAGATCAGATACTCTTTCGTTAACCTCAAGCAATTCTGGTATAGCTTTACTGACCTTGCCGTTATACCAATCTAGCGGACTATTTGCTTCGTTCCACTCAGGCTCTGTTAAGCTGTTTGCAATATTCTCTAATGAGATACACTCTTCTTTACTTAAAAAATTTTCGTATACCCAAATTTCGTCGTATATTTTTTTAACGTTTGGGTTGTTGTCAAAATTAAGCATCTTTTTTCTTTCTCCAAAAAAATATCTTAGATAGAATTTTTTCTACCCGAAGTTCTATTCTAGTTTCCATTTTGCCCGCAGGAGTTTCTTCCTTATAATACTTTGTTCCAAAGTAAGGATTCTTCATTTGTTTAGAAAACTCATGAGGGGTCATACTTCTATTATACACCCCAAAAAACAAAAAACCCAATCAGAGGCGGATCCGATTGGGCTTTGCTGCCATTTAAGGCAATTATAGGGAACAATAAATTGCTCGACCTATAATATTATTGTATTGTATACAATATTTTAAGTCAAGACTAATCTACAGAAATCATTCCTCTTGCAATTAGTGCATCAACAATTCCGCTACACATCTGATTATATCCAGGCTGTGCTTGCAATAAAGCTTTTTCTAGTTCTACCAGGTCTCCCTGTGCTTGTACGGTTGCCTGTCTTGATTGAATATTAATCTGTTCAACCATTGTGTCTACTACTGCTTCTTTAGTCGCCATTTTCTTCCTTTTCTTCTATTGAGTATGATGGACTAGGACCCAAAAGGAATCCTTCTTTATGATATTGTACCATTTTCCCTACTTCTTCTCCACCTACCGAGCCCTTTGCTATTAAGGTCAGCATATCGTAAATACGGTGAAGCATTATATAATTTACCATAGGCAAATTGTCTTCTAGCGCTTGTGGATCTTTTTCTTCCATTATGGCCTCCCCATATCGTTCCAAAATATTTCCCTACCCATAGCGTCTTTGTCTAATATGGCATTTCCTTCAAATTCATATGAGGAAAAGGTCTCTTCTTTCGCCGCACTGAAATTTGCACTATTTTGCGGAATCACTTTAACGTGAAAAAAATTCTCTTCTTGTTCACAGGTGCATTGCCCATTTTTACATTCATCCAACATTTTCCACTGCCCTTACGATATCATCGTAGTCTTTAGACCCAAGTATTTTTTTATATTCACAGGATAAGCAATAAATAAATACCCTGTCTTCGCCGTCCTGATTAGGTAAAAGAGAGCCCTGATCCATTGGGCATAAAAGCTCTGGAACAAGGCCCTCTTTTGATAAAGAGAGATACTTCGATACATACTGTATCTTCATTTATCCTACTTCTTTTCAGTTGTTGGGAATCGCAATAGCCATTCCTGCGCTTTAGGGGTCATACCCTTCCAGCTTGACCAATCTAAACCGCCGTTGGTCATATAATACGTTATCTCTGCGTTTGTTACTGGGTCGAATAACTCTTTGTTACTCTTTAGGTCGAACTTCTCAAGTCTTTCAGGACCAAGATTTCCGATCATGTTTATCTGGAATACTCCGTAAGAACTATCTCCAGTTTTCTTATCCCCGTTATATGCAAGCGGTCTTCCGTTAGATTCACGCTTTGCTATGGACCAAGCTTTCTTAAGGCCTACTCCTTCGAATCCTACAGTCTTGAGTAGTAATACTAGCTCTTCGTCTGTAAGCATCTCAGATGGCTTGTAAATTTCTTTACTGAACTTATCTAAGACTTCTTGCTTTAGTTGGGCTTCAGTTTTCACTAAAGGTTTTACTACTAAGGCTTGTGTAGGCTGGACTGGAAACATAAATAATGTTATCATTACTATTGTAACCAGATTATGAGCCAAATCACTAACCTGTTGTTTTATTTTCTCCATTGGCATTTCCTCCTCTAGAGATAACGAACTACAATCATAACATTGATAGGATAAACCTGTCAAGCCAGTCAACTAGAAAGAAAACATGAATATATCTTATTATACTATTCAAGCGGGACTAAATCCTGCTGTTGGCTTTGGCTATGCAGGAAAAAACATTGTTAAATCATTAAACAATTTAGGTCATTCTGTATCTTTTGCTAATCCCAAATCTACTATTCAATTAAACTTTACTCAGCCACATCATTATAAGTTGCATAGAAATCAATATCAAATTGGATACACCCCGTGGGAGTCAACAGCTATGAGACCAGACTGGGTTGAAAGATTTAATGCGTGTGATGAAGTTTGGGCACCATCTAATTGGTGTGCACAAGTATTTAAAGATAACGGAGTTACAAAACCAATATATATTTATCCACACGGTATAGAAGATATTTGGAAACCAAAGCGTAGAGTTATTAGAGAAGGACAACCACTTAAATTTTTACACATAGGAGAACCATCTCCAAGAAAAGACGGACAAATAGCAGTAGATACTTTTATTAAACTGTTTGGCGGAAACCCAAATTACCATTTAACAATTAAAGCTCATAAGTTTAATACTGTTAGAGTCTACGATCAATATAATAATTTTGTGAGTCCAGAAAAGGCATACGGTAACATAACTTTAATTACAGATGAGTTAGAAGAAGCAGATCTTGTTGCGTTGTATCACAGTCATCATGTTTTGTTATATCCTACCTGGGGAGAAGGTTTTGGTTTTATTCCGCTCCAAGGTTTAGCAACTGGCATGCCAGTTATATCAACATATGATTGGTCTCACTATGTGGACTACATGGGACCACTTAAATTAAAATCTAAACTTACAGATGAGACTTTACCTAAATCAGTTGGCGATGAATACATTGGTAAGATGTTTAAACCTGATGCAAAACATTTAGAAGAGTTGATGCGTGAAATAACTATGGATTACAATGCATACTCTGGTTATTATTTTGCTCAGTCAACTAAGATACACAAAGATTATAATTGGGATCAGTTGACCAAGAAAGCCTTTGAACATTTAGTAGAAAAATTTTCTTAGGGCTTCCCCTTTTAATTGATCTTTGGTAGAATAGGATCTTCACACTAAATTTAAATTAACCGCTAGGCGGAGAAAAAGGTATTATAAAATGTCTAAGACTATTGCAAACCCATACGAAAATTTCATTGCGTTATCCAGATATGCAAGATGGATATCAGAAGATAATCGCCGTGAGACATGGGGTGAGACAGTAGATAGATATTTTAGTTTTATGCTAAATCATTTAAAAGAAAATTATAATTACATTCCAAATGAAAAGCTTGTTGCGGAATTAAAAAATGGTGTATTTGAACGAAATGTTATGCCGTCTATGCGTTCCGTGATGACTTCAGGAGTAGCACTAGAAAGAGATAATGTTGCAGGATATAACTGTGCTTTTCTTCCCGTTGATTCACCACGTTCATTTGACGAAACAATGTATATCCTTATGTGCGGTACAGGAGTAGGGTTTTCTGTTGAGTATAAGTATATTAATAAACTTCCTGCCGTCCCAGAATCATTAGAAAAGTCGACTACAGTAATTACAGTAGAAGACTCCAAGCAAGGTTGGGCTAAAGCATACCGTGAGTTGCTAGCACTACTATGGTCTGGACAGATTCCAGCAATTGATGTTTCTAAAGTAAGACCAGCAGGTGCAAGACTTAAAACAATGGGCGGAAGATCATCAGGCCCACAACCACTTGTTAATTTATTTGATTTTACAATTGCAAAATTTAAGAGTGCTACAGGCAGAAATCTTAAGCCAATTGAATGCCACGATATTATGTGCAAGATTGGTGAGGTAGTTGTTGTAGGCGGGGTTCGTCGCTCAGCAATGATTTCTCTTTCTAACATTAACGATATTGAGATGGCACAGGCTAAATCAGGTAACTGGTGGGAAGCCAATACACAACGTGCTTTGTCTAACAACTCTGTTGCGTACTCACGCAAGCCAGACATGGAGCAATTTATTGCAGAATGGAAATCTCTATATGATTCAAAGTCGGGAGAACGAGGTATATACAATGTGGCCGCAGCTCAAGCCCAAGCAGCCAAGTATGGAAGAAGAGATCCAGATATACACTATGGAACTAACCCGTGCTCAGAGATTATCCTACGTCCTTATCAGTTTTGTAACCTTTCAGAAGTCGTACTACGTGAAAGTGATACAAAGAAAGAAATTGAACGCAAAGTTGAACTTGCAACAATTCTTGGAACGTGGCAGTCAACGCTTACAGACTTTAAATATCTTCGCAAGATCTGGAAAGACAATACAGAAGAAGAGCGCCTACTAGGTGTTTCTCTAACTGGACAATTCGGACACAAGTTTATGTCAGGTAAAGAAGACCTTGTTTCGCTAGAAGCTTTTTTAATGACTCTTAGAGAATTAGCAAGAGCAAAGAATAAAGATGAGGCTGGGAAGATTGGGATTCCTGAGTCTGCTGCTATTACATGTGTAAAGCCATCAGGAACAGTATCTCAATTGGTCGGGGTATCTTCAGGAATGCATGCTTGGCATTCTCCATATTACATTCGTACAGTTCGTGGGGCAAAAGGAGATCCTATTTCTACATTTTTAAAGGAAGTTGGAATTCCAGTAGAAGATGATGTTATGAAACCAAATGACACATACGTATTTTCATTTCCAGTAAAAGCACCAGAAGGTGCAATTGTTAGAAATGATTTAACGGCTATTGAGCACCTAAATATTTGGTTAGTTTACCAACGTGCCTGGTGCGAACACAAACCTTCAATTACAGTTTCTGTAAAAGAAGATGAATGGATGGAAGTTGGTGCTTGGGTATATAAGCATTTTGATGAGGTCTCTGGAATTTCATTCCTGCCGCACTCAGATCACTCATACAAGCAAGCTCCATACCAAGAAGTAACAGAGGAAGAATACAATGCTCTTGTTGCTAAAATGCCCAAAGAAATTCGATGGGAAGATTTATCTTTTTACGAGACAGAAGATGGCACTTCTACCAATGCTACGCTTGCCTGCAGCTCAGATGGAAACTGCGAGCTTGTGGATATTTCCGCTTAGTGGTAGAATTATAGTATTGGGTAAAACCAAAATTCTGGGCACCCCGCCCAAAATGGAGATGATAAAATGGCTATCAAAAAATTTGATAAAGCTGATTTAAATAAAGATGGGAAAGTAACTATGCAAGAACAAATCTTAGCAGCACTAGGAACTTACGGAAGAGCATTTTTGGCAGCAGCCACGGCTCTATATATGACTGGAAATACTAATCCAAAAGATTTAATTGCGGCTGGCGTAGCAGCAGTTGCTCCAGTAATCCTAAAGGCATTAAGCCCAAGCAACAAAGAATTTGGATTTACAAGCAAGTAATTTAATTATTACTGTTAGGATAGCTCCTGTGCTAAAATAAGCATAGGAGTTTTCCTATTTAGGAGTACTATAAAATGGCAGGGCAAAAGAATTTCGAAGTGGATCAAAATGCCACATTTTCATTTATTGTTGAGTATAAAGACAATAGTGGACTACCTGTTGACCTAACAGGCTCAACAGCTAAGATGCAGGTAAGAGATACAAAAGGCGGAACTAAATTAGCTTTTAGTTTAACATCACCCGCAGGCGGAATTACAATAACCCCCCTACTTGGCAAACTAACTATTAAAATGACTCCCACACAAACTAATAAATTGTTCTATCCAAAATCATCTTATGACATTATGTTAACCGACTCCAATGCAAACAAGATTAAATTGATAGAAGGATTTATAACACTTAGTAGATCGGTGACAATATAATGGTAGAAACAATTATAGTAACGGTTCCAAATAATGAAGTTATAGTTTCTTCCCCAGGCCCACAAGGCCCAAGAGGAAAAAGCATACTTAATGGAATAGGTAGTCCCGCAGAAAATTTTGGCCTTGAAGGAGATTTTTACTACGATAAAAGTACAACAAGGTTTTATGGGCCAAAGCCAACAGACCTAACTTGGGCTGGAGCAACTAATTACCTTCTAAACATGACTTTAGAGTATTCCTGGGAACTTACACAAGTAACTGGGCCAGTATCTGGAGTGTATTCTGTAGAGATTAATCATAACCTAGGAATGAAACCCAATGTTACGATAAAATCAAGCGCAGGCGACGTTTTAGAAACAGGAATAGATTATAATAGTAGTAACAAAATAACACTGACAATGGCTCAACCATTCTCAGGGACAGCGTACCTGTCTTAAGGGAGTTAGCAAATGGCAAGAAAATTTTTAGTTAGCGTTGATCTCAATAAGAATGAGCTTCTCAATGCCAGAATCCAAAACCTTGGAGCTGCACCATCTAGCCCAGTAACTGGACAGATTTACTACGATACATCAAATCAAACGATGTACTACTACAATGGATTGTCATCACCAGATGGCCCATGGATGCCTATGTCTGGATCAACGGAAGTTATCCAAGATGTTATTGGCTCATCCGTAGTTGCAGGTACAGCATTAACATCAACTTATAACGATGCCGCTGGAACAACAACATTAAAATTAAATGACACAGCCGTAACAGCTGGCTCATATGGCTCAACAGTTAAAATTCCTACATTTACAGTAGATGCTCAAGGTCGTTTGACTGCCGCAAGCGAAGTAGATGTAGCAACAGTACTTACAGTTAACGGAGACACTGGAACAACTGGTATTTCTCTATTAACAGAAGGATTACAAGTATCAGGCGGAGAAGGAATTGATGTTGTTGTAACAGACAATACAGTTACAGTATCTGCAGAAGATGCAACTTCATCAAACAAGGGTGTTGCAAGTTTTGATGCAATAGATTTTACAGCTACAGCAGGAAATATAACTTTAAACGCTGAGCGTGTACAAGACATTGTTGGAGGAATGATTGATTCTAATACAGAGTCAGGAATTTCAGTAACGTACGATGATGTAAATGGAAAATTAGACTTTAATGTAGCAGATCCAATTATTACTCTTTCAGGAGATATAAACGGTTCTGCAACAATGACAAACCTAGGTGATGTAACAATCACAACAACTATCCAGCCAAACTCCGTAGCCCTCGGAGATGACACAACTGGAGCATATATTGCAACAGTTGCTGGAACAGCAAATGAGGTAACAGTATCTGGTTCAGGTGGAGAAACAGCAGCAATTACAATTGGTTTGCCAGATGACGTAACAATTACTAACAACCTTACAATTGGCGGTAACTTAAACGTAACTGGAACAATTAACTCAGTAAGCACCACTCAGGTAAATATTGTTGATAATAAGATTAATCTTAATACCGACTTTACAGGAGCACCAACAGTAGATGCTGGTATAAGAGTAGAGCGTGGAACATCTGCTGACGTAGAAGTTCTATGGAATGAAACCTCAGACCAATGGACACTTACAAATGATGGCACAAATTATCATGAGATTGTACGTAAATGGAAGTCTGACATTACAACAACAGAGGTTGCTCCTTATACATTTACAGCAACCCACAATCTTGGTACAAGAGACGTAACTGTTGCAGTGTATTCAAATTCTTCACCATTTGCAGAAGTTGAAGTAGATGTTGATCATACATCACCAAACGCAGTGACCCTAACATTTGCAATCGCACCGACAGCTGGAGCATATAGAGTCGTAATTACTGGATAAGGAGAGCTAAGTGTCTGTAAGAAGATTAGTTCCGCTACACGCAGTAGTGCTTGATTCAGATCCAATCAATTCTAGAATTGGTGACCTGTATTATAATAGCGTTGAAAATGCTTTAAAGTTTTATGACGGTGCTGCCTGGAATTTAGTTGGCGGCGGAGCAATAACTGGATTACTTGATCACGTACATACATACGACGGAGATGTTTATTCTGTTAGCGCAAACGAAATATCTTCAGATGGATTAATTGATGGTGGAACTCCTTCAACAGTCTTTGCAGATTTGCCAAAAAATATTGACGGAGGAACACCATAATGCCTGCTAAAATTAAGATAAGAAGAGGAACCTCCAGTCAGTGGGCATCATCTACTAATATTTTAGATCAAGGCGAACTAGGATATGATATATCTACAAAGCTAATTAAGATTGGCGACGGATCATCTTTATGGGCTAGCCTACAACCAGTAAATAAATTTGAAATTCAAGAACTTGCACAAGATGCTATATATGAAGCATTAACTAATTTTGTAGCAACTGGACAAAATATAACTGCCACATATAATGATTCAAGCAATACAATGACTTTGGACACAGGCACAAATGTAGTCCTTATTACTAATTTAAATACCGCAATTTCAACTGAAGTTTCTAATAGAAATACAGCAATTGCAACTGCTAAGTCTGAAGCAATTTCAGCTTCCGCCACAGATGCCACTACAAAGGCTACAGCGGCTCAATCAGCAGCAGCAACAGATGCAACTACTAAAGTAGCAGCAGAAGCAACCCTTCGGGTATCAGGCGACGCAGCTTCTGTATCTACAGCAGCAGCAGATGCAACTACTAAGGTGGCAGCAGAAGCAGCCCTTCGAGTATCAGGCGACGCAGCCTCAGTTGCAACCGCAGCCACAGATGCAACTACTAAGGTCGCAGCAGAAGCAGCCCTTCGAGTATCAGGCGACGCAGCCTCAGTTGCAACCGCAGCAGCAGATGCAACTACAAAAGCAGGTGCTGCATTAACTTCAGCAAATAGCTACACAGATACAGCCGTCTCATCTTTAGGAAATACTGCAGCAACAACATATGTTCTTCTTTCAGACGTTGGAAATATAGATGGCGTTGCATCGCTAGACGGAACTGGAAAAATCCCAGACACAGAAATTCCAGCAGGCATTGCAAGAGATACAGAAGTTACAACAGCTATTTCAACAGCTATTAACACTCTTATTAATTCAGCCCCAGGCACACTAGACACATTAGGTGAAATTGCTACAGCTATGGCTACTAGTGATTCTGCTGCAGCAGCCTTAGTAACTGCAGTTAATTTAAAGGCCCCTATTGCTTCACCAACCTTTACTGGTACAGTAAGCGGAATTACAAAAGATATGGTCGGCCTTGCAAATGCAGACAATACAACAGATGCTAATAAGCCAGTTTCAACTGCTACACAAACAGCACTAGACTTAAAATTAAATTTGGCAGAACCTTCAGTAGATTATTACGTAAGCAATTCAGGAACTGGCGGATATCTTGTAAATGGAGTCTTGAATGGAACAATTAATTTTGTAAAAGGCAAAAAATATAGAATTATTGTAAATGCAGTAGGCCACCCATTTTGGATACAAACATCATATGGAGCATACAACCCAGCAGATGTTTATTCTACGGGAGTAACAAATGCTGGAACAGATAGTGGATCAATATTAGTAGAACTTCCTTTATCAGCACCAGATGATTTATACTACGCATGCCAGTATCACTCTACAATGAAAGGAACAATTAATTCTAAGCCTGACGAGCTTTTAGACTATGCAACCTCTTCAGCAGCAACTGCTTACACTATAACCTCTGCAAATTCCGCTAAGACAACAGAGTTTACTGCAACAACAGATGTGACAATTACAATACCATCTGACCCATCTAATACAACTTGGCCGATTGGTACTTCTCTTGAATTAAGACAGATGGGAGTAGGCAGACTTATATTCTCCGCAACATCCCCCGCAACAATTGTTTCAACAGATGGATATTTAAAAACAAGAACACAATATTCCTCAGCATTTTTAGAAAAAAGAGCTTCAAACGCATGGATACTAACTGGAGATATTGACGCATAATGTCAAGACCAAGAGCAAGAAGAAGAAAAGTAGCCGTAGTCTCATCAAGACTAAAAGGATTTTTATCATTTCAAGAACTTTTTCAAAGCGGATTAAGAAACGGCTGGAAAGTTGTAAGATCTGGTTGGTCTGCGGGATCGGGTGCAGTTTCCGCATCAAACCCAACACAATATCCTTTATTGTCTACAACAATGTCAAAGACAAATGTCACAATAGAAATTACAGAGCCAGGTATTGGTACAGGCGCAGCACTTTGGGTTACTGACTCAGGTAACTGGTATGGAGTTGTAACATCTCAAGAAGTTTCGTCAGGAACGGGTAATTGCGGCACATACTCTGCAATAAATAATTGTGGATATACAAATCCATGTGTAGCAACAGGCGGATTTTATACTAATAGTGGGTACGAAGATTTTGGATATCAATGTATTAACACATCAACATACTCATGGAACGGAAACCCTGCAAGTTACGGAAACTATAGTTGTTCTTGCCCAAATGCTAATAACTGTGCATTTGGATATGTTGCTTCTGGAAACTATTCTCTTTCTTATTGTGCAAATATTTCATATAGCGCAAACTATTGTGGATATTATACTCAAGCACATCAATACTATGATAATTGTAAAACTGGAGGAAATTGTGTAGCAACAGGAGGAAACTGTAGAACCTATGGAAACTGTTTAGTTTATGGTAGCTACTATATCTCTTGTTGCAAAGCTTATAATACATACAATTCTTGTGCCTATACAAATCCATGCGTAGGTGGATATATTTATTGGACAACTCAAGAGTCACTTGCTCCTTGTTGTGCTCTAGGATACACTGCAGATTACGTAGCAAGTAACTGTGCAACTGGAAGCCCATCAACAAATAACGCTTGTGGATACTGTGGCACTATAGAAGCACAACCTGCTGGATCAGTAACAAATAATTGTAGTTGCTGCGGCAGAACAGCGCAAGACATTCGTTTAGTCCTTTACCCACAAGACAGCTATAACCCTTGCGGAGCTGGAGGAAACTGCGTTCAAACTGGTGGAAATTGCACAAGTTATCAAGACACTTATCCTAGAAAAATTAAAATATTTAAATACGCATCAAACGTATTAACTGAGGTTGCTTCACAAACTTTAGACTCATTAACTTCTTATCCCGTTATTAGATCTTTAAAGATTATAGTAACTAATGCAGTAAAAGGCGGATCAACTGCTACAATAACAACAAAAACATATTCAGATACCTTATTTACAAATCAAATAGGTTCTGATTTTATACACCAGGCAACAGGATTGAAAGTTAATACCAATTACGGTATAATTGCTAATCCAAGCGCTTACAATCAAAATATATCAGTACAAAAAATACTAATCTCTTAAAGGGGGGCAAGAAATGACAATAGAAATTCCACAATGGACATTTGTAACTAAAGAAGAAGAAGCTACAAAAGTTAGATTTGCAATATGTGTAGATGACACAGTTCAGCAAATCATGGAAGTTAATTTAGCACAAGCTGCGCTATGGGTATTAAACCCAGTAGTAGTACGATGCAACGATTTAGCTACACCAGGAGATTCTCGAGCAGATGCAGTAGCAGGTCTGTAAATGAAGGTAATAAAGTTTATACCTTGGGTAGAACACTATCCATTGGTTAAACCTGTCAGGTCACAAATTCCACAATGGTGGAAAAAAGGTGAGACTGAAGTTATTATTAATGGAGAAAAACAGGGTAACGGAATGAAATCTTGTATACCCTTTATGGAAATAATGTCAGGCGGATATGAAATATTAACTCCATTTGACATCCATGTCATTAAAGACGAAGATGGCAATACTCAAGTCAGATGGCAAGGGCCAGAGGGCTGGGATGATTTTGTTGGCGAAAGAGCAAAAGAGCTGGGTGCGACGATACCTAGACCTGCGGGGCATTTACCAATGGGTTTTATTTGGTCCTGCAAGTGGTCTTGGAAAACACCAAAAGGATATAGCACATTTGTAACTCATCCATTTAATCGATACGAATTGCCATTTACCACTTTAAACGGAATTATAGATAGCGATGGTTTTCACGGAAACGGAAATATACCATTTTTTATTAAAGAAGATTTTTCAGGGACTATTCCAGAAGGAACTCCTTTTGTACAGATATTCCCATTCAAAAGAGACAAGTGGAAAATGTGGACAGACAACTCTTTTAATGCTAGAATATTAGAAGATCAAAATAAAAATTTACGAACTGCTGATGAAAATGGACTATACCCTTGGTCTTATAAAAAAAGGTTTTGGAAAAAGAAAGAGTTTTAAATGTTTAAAAGAAAAACAATTTATAAAAGAAGCCCAAAAGCAAATGACTTTAACGCACCCAAAGAATTCCACGAGGGCAATAAAATATTTACCCTAGCCCTAGTTATTGATAATGAAGTTGTTGACATAATGAGAACAGAAGAGCGGCTAATGTCTATCTTAACAAGCGAGCCCAAAATCATAGATTTGACAACAAAAGATTATAAAGTCCACGTAGGCTGGACTTACCTAGAAGAAGAAGGGGAGTTTATATCTAATGAAGTTAAAGAAGAAGATAGTTCAGGCGCAGACGTCTGATAGAACAGTAGATTTTACACCTCCCGTCCCAGCAAAAACAGAAATACCAGATTGGTTTAAATCAATCCCATCCTTGGTAGAAGGAGAAATGTCTATCAAGCGTTGTGTTCCAGTTTTAGATGCATTTACGGCGGGATATATAATTGTTTCTAATGTTGATTTTATGTTTGATGAAGAATCAGGAAGATTTTTAGATAATGCTTCTTACAGTAGCCCAATAAGCCACCACTTGGACTTTCAAACTGAAGACATGCAGATAGACAAAAATTTAAACCCTCATCCATTTAAATGGAATAATCAATGGCATCTTAAACTTCCAAAAGGATACAGCCTATTAATTACACACCCACTAAATAGAACAGAGCTTCCCTTTCACAGCCTAACTGGAATTGTTGATGCAGATGTTCATCCAGTAGTAATTAACTTCCCGTTTTTTATGAAAAAAGGTTTTAGCGGATTAATCCCAGCTGGTACACCCCTAGTTCAAATTATTCCAATCAAGAGGGAGCCCTGGAAATTAAAAGTAAATGATCAAGATACCTATTTTTATAAGGATTTTTGGAAATGGAACTCTCAGCCAGAAGCAACATATAAAAGAAAGTTTTGGCAAAGAAAGGATTACAGCTAATGCCTGATAGTCCAAAAAAAGCAAGACCCTGGGATTTGTTTACTTCAAAGACTAGAGTTCCAATTGAGATTGCCCTTGAAAGATATGAGATTTGCAAAGGTTGTCCCGAACTTATTCAGACAACTAAGACATGTAAAAAATGCGGATGCTTTATGGCAGCCAAAACAAAACTTCCACATGCTTCCTGCCCACTTGGCAAATGGGATGCAATTGAAGTGGCTCCTAAAGAAGAATAACACCTTTGCTTAAACGGTGAATTTAATAAATCTTGGTGTATAATTAGGGAAGGAGCGTACAGTATATGGCAATAACCTTTCCAGCTAGTCTGGATAATTTCACCAATCCTCAGTCTGTGAGTTCGGTTGCTAACCCTTCACATTCTCAACAGCATTCTGATGCTAATGATGCCATAGAAGCTCTTCAAGCTAAAATAGGTGTTAACAATTCAACCGTACCTACAACTATAGATTATAGAGTTAAAACTCTTGAGCTAGGTATTGCAAAAAGAATTCAAACGCTATCTGCCGCCCCATCTTCTCCAGAAACTGGCGCAGTCTATTTTGATATTTTTGAAAACACGATTAAGGTTTATAATGGAGTAGTATGGTACGACGTGGCTGGCCCAAAGTCTATTCTTGAGCACGATCACGAAATCAATGGATTGGTTAATTCTGTAGACTATGGAAACTATGTTAGCGAAGACAAGATTTTTGCAAACGCTGGCTCAACTTCCTCAGCTTATATAGATAACTATATCGACGGGGGTGGTGCATAATGGCAATTAGAATTCAATTACGCAGAGATACAGCAGCAAATTGGACTTCAGTAAATCCTGTTTTAAAAGCAGGAGAATTTGGTATTGAAACAGATACACTTAAGGTAAAAGTAGGTAACGGTACAAGTACATGGACTCAAATATCCAGCTACCTTAATATTACACCTGCACAGCTAGCAACCACAGTTACATCAGTAAATGCCTATACAGACACAGCCGTAGCATCGCTAGGTAACACAGCAGCAAACACATATGTTCCACTTTCAGATGTAGGAAATATAGACGGAGTTGCCTCCCTTGACGGAACTGGAAAAATCCCAGACACAGAGATCCCAGCAGGAATAACTAGAGATACAGAGCTATCTGCAGCAATTAGCACAGAAGTTACAAACAGAAATTTAGCAATAACAAATGCAATAAGTAATCTTATTGATGGTGCCCCAGCAGCTTTAGATACGCTTAATGAACTTGCCGCAGCAATAAATGACGATGCATCTTATGCAGCAACTATAACAACGGCACTTGGTTTAAAAGCACCTCTAGCTTCACCATCTCTAACTGGAACCCCTCTTGCACCAACAGCAGCAGTAGATACCAATACAACACAGATTGCAACTACAGCATTTGCTAAAAAAGAAGCAGATGACGCAGAAGCAGCAGCAGCCACAGATGCAACTACTAAGGTCGCAGCAGAAGCAGCCCTTCGAGTATCAGGCGACGCAGCCTCAGTTGCAACCGCAGCAACAGATGCAACTACTAAGGTTGCAGCAGAAGCAGCCCTTCGAGTATCAGGCGACGCAGCCTCAGTTTCAACCGCAGCCACAGATGCAACTACTAAGGTCGCAGCAGAAGCAGCCCTTCGAGTATCAGGCGACGCAGCCTCAGTTGCAACCGCAGCAACAGACGCTACTACTAAAGCTAACGCAGCCCAAGCAGCAGCAATCGCAGCAGCAGCAACAGACGCTACTACTAAAGCAGATGCCGCTCAAGCAGCAGCAATCGCTGCAGCAGCAACAGCAGCAGGCTCAGCGCTTACTTCAGCCATCGCAACAGAAGTTACAAATCGAAATACTGCAATTACAAACGCAGTAGACGGACTTGTTGATGGAGCACCAGCACTTCTTAATACGCTTAATGAACTAGCTGCAGCAATTAATGATGATGCTAATTACACAACAACTATTACAACTGCTTTAGGAACAAAAGCTCCTTTAGATTCACCAGCGCTTACTGGTACACCTACAGCACCCACAGCAGGCGCAAATACTAGTACAACACAGATTGCAACTACAGCATTTGCTAAAGCAGAAGCAGACGCAGCAGAGGCAGCAGCAATCGCAGCAGCAGCAACAGACGCTACTACTAAAGCTAACGCAGCCCAAGCAGCAGCAGCCACAGACGCTACTACTAAAGCTAACGCAGCCCAAGCAGCAGCAGCCACAGACGCTACTACTAAAGCTAACGCAGCCCAAGCAGCAGCAGCCACAGATGCTACTACTAAAGCTAACGCAGCCCAAGCAGCAGCAGCAACAGACGCTACTACTAAAGCTAACGCAGCCCAAGCAGCAGCAGCAACAGACGCTACTACTAAAGCAGATGCCGCTCAAGCAGCAGCAATCGCTGCAGCAGCAACAGCAGCAGGCTCAGCGCTTACTTCAGCCATCGCAACAGAAGTTACAAATCGAAACACTGCAATTTCAGGAGCAGTAAGCACATTAGTAGATGGTGCACCAGATCTTCTTAATACATTAAATGAAATAGCGGCAGCAATTAACGATGATCAAAACTATACAACAACTATTACCACAGCTCTGGGAACAAAGGCACCACTAGCCTCCCCAGCGTTTACTGGAACAGTTACTGGTATTGATAAAACAATGGTTGGCCTTGCTAACGTTGATAATACAACAGATGCCCTTAAACCAATATCAACAGCTACACAGACTGCTCTTAATCTTAAAGCGCCACTAGCGTCACCAACGTTTACAGGAACAGTGGTTCTTCCAGATAATACAATTACTAACGCAATGCTGGCTGGATCAATTGCAAATGCTAAACTTGCAAACTCTTCCATTACAATTAATGGAAACGCAGTATCTTTAGGTGGAACTGTTACTTTAGCTACTGGACAAGCGGCAACTGAAAGCACACTTGGAACAGTATATGGAAAAGTAACACTAGCTGGAGTTGATAATACATCTCTAGGAAGTCTAACCTTTCAAAATACAGAGACTGGTATTTTAAACACCGCTATTGGTAATGAATCCTTAAGAACTCTATCTAGTGGAGAAAGAAATACAGTAGTAGGTTATCAGGCGGGTACACTTATAGAGACTGGATCAGATAACACCCTACTAGGAACAGGTGCAGGAAATACTTTGCTTAGCGGAGTCAATAATATTATTATTGGTTCTAACGCCCAAGCAGCTACAAACAGCACAAGCAATGAAATCATTATCGGAAATGGTTCAATTACAACATTTAAGATTCCAGGAATTGGCCTTGTAGCATCAGCAACAGACTATATTATTACTGCAACAGCTGCACAAAATTTAACCAACAAAACAATAACATCACCAACAATTATTAGTCCGATATTTCAAGGTCCAATATCGGTCTTTTCTCCAACAGATGATAGCCACGCAATAAACAGAGGCTATTTAGTTGCAGAGTTAGCAGATGCCGTCGGAAGCGATATAATTCCTTTAGACAGCCTATCTCAATTATTTGACGGATATACTTCAAGATTCCGTTTAAAGTTTAATGGAGCAACCTTTGATCCAACAAATCCATATAAGCTTTTGATAACAATTAATGGTATAATTCAAATATTGGGAAACCAAGATCAACACTGGCTCAGCGCACTACCTTCTGAGGGATACTTTGTAGATAATGATGGATATATACAGTTCGGGGAACCAATCCCAGCTGGGTCATCATTTGAAGCAAGATATATATCAGGACCAAATACGCAAACAGTTAAAAAATCTAGATATCCGTTCAGAGCAACAGATATATTATTAGGAGATTAAGAAAATGGCAAGAAAAATATTATTGGAAACATCTTACACGTTTACCCCATCAACAAGAACTATTTCGATCCCAAAGACAATTTTGAAAGAAAGATTGCTTTTGATCACAAACGTAACAACAAATCAGGTTATCTATAACTTCTCAGATCCAAGCTTGGGCACAACATCATACTCAGCTAGCACAGACGCATTCATGGTAGAAAATACCACAATGGTTCTGGCATACAACACTGCATCAATGACATCAACTGATAAGCTTATGTTTACAATTGATACATTTGATGAAAGTTTTACTCCAGCAGAGTCACAGCTAGACCCAGCCAACAAATTTAGAGTTTCTCAACCTAGAGCTCTTATTGATACTGACTTTGAATACGGTACACAGACTTCTAAATGGGAAAACTTGGGATTAGTAAATAACAGACCATTTTCTTATGCACGACCAACACCTATTGCTAATATTTCTTCTATCGGTCTCCCAACAGGCTCAAGAACAGTTACAGTAACACTTTCATCTGGAACAGCCCCAGCAAATGGAACTCCAATTTCAATTCAGGATACATTCCTAGCAATTGCAGATGGTAACTTTATTATTGAAAATGGTGGAGGAGGTTCAAGCTTTACATATACAGCATCTGCTATAAATAGAACAAGCATTACAGAAATTCTTGACCCAAATAAGACTCTTGTTGTTCAAGGAGTTCTTTACACTGGTGCTCAAATTGGCGGAAACGCATCATTGACTTATTCAGGAAGAAAGATTACAGTAGTAACATCAATTCCTCACGGACTTGCCCTAGGAAATGAAATTGTTGTTCTAGGTGCTACAGCAACAACTAATCCACCAAACGGTAACCAGGAAGTTGCCCAGGTACTCAATCCAACAACATTTGCATACTATCACGACGCAATACCAACAGGAACAATAGCTGGTGGAATTGCAGTATATGTAAGACCACAGTCTACATTTGCACACAGACCACATGATGGTGGTGTTTTGTTTAGCGCAAACTCATCATCTAACTATGGTCAATGCATTAGACAAACTCGTCGTTATTTTAGATACCAGTCAGGTAAAGGAATCCAGATGTCATCTGGAACCGTCCTAAAGCCATATGCTGGAATTGAAAATATTACATCAAACGGAACAGTAGCCGTAACAGTTCAAACAAAAGAAAAGCATAATTTGCAGCCAGGAACTGTAATTAAAATTGGCGGATGTAATGAATCAGCGTACAATGGAACATTTACAATTAACAATGTTCTTAGCGCTACATCATTTCAATATCAAGCACTAACAGTTCCTTCAGCAAACGTAGCAACTGGAGCATTCTTTGCATCAGTTGAAGCATGGTACGGATGCCAAAATAGACTAGGTGTCTTTGATGACCAAAATGGTTTGTTCTGGGAATACGATGGAACTACACTATACGCAGTTCGCAGAAGCTCAACATTCCAGCTTTCTGGTAAAGTAACAGTATCTGCAAATTCTGCAACAGTTTTGCAGTCTAGCGTAGAGTTTCCAACATACTTCTCTAAGCAGGTTATTCCAGGAGATAGAATTGTAATTCGTGGACAATCATATAAGATTGTTGCAATTGCATCAGATACATCTATGACAATCAGCCCAGCATACCGTGGAGCAAGTGCTTCAATGTGTATTGTTTCAAGAACAGACGATACAAAAATTCCTCAAAGCGCTTTCAATCTAGATAAGATTGACGGAACAGGACCTTCTCAGTACAACATAGACCTAGGCAAAATGCAGATGTTTTATGTTGACTATACATGGTATGGTGCAGGATTTGTAAGATGGGGTGTTAGAGGCCCAAAGGGTAACGTTGTTTATGTACACAAGATGCCAAATAACAACGTTAATACAGAGGCCTACATGCGCTCAGGTAACTTGCCAGGTAGATATGAAAGCACAACAAATCCACCTTACACAAAGGCAACTACAGAAATTTTAACAACAGATTCTGCTCTAACAGTTGCATCAACAGCTGGCTTCCCGCCTTCAGGAACTCTTGTAATAAGAGACGGAAGCACTTACGAGTATGTAAACTATACAGGAAAATCAGCTACAACATTTACAGGTCTTACAAGAGCACAAGCAGGTGTTCCAGGAGGACTTACCGTTACAATTGTAGTCGGATCAAGCACTGGAACAGTAGCAAGCAACGCTGGAATTCAAGTTGGCCAAAGAGTAATCTCCGACGCATTCCCAGAAGGAACATTCGTTTCTTCAATTGTTGGCAACGCTATTCAATTTAGCAAAGCAGCACTATCAGCTAACCCTACTGGAGTTATTATTGTTCCAATGGGTGCAACATCAGCTCAAGCATTTACATTCGCATCAACTTCACCAACAATGGTAGAGTTGGCATTCCCATCATTCTCAGCATCCATATCACACTGGGGAACCTCAGTAATTATGGACGGTAACTTTGATGAAGATAAGTCACTTGTCTTTACATATGGACAAAGAACTACAAGCGCAATTGCCGCAGGTGCTTCCAGAGCCCTTATGGCAATTCGTGTAGCTCCTTCAGCAGATAATGGTATTGCAGCAGCATTCGGACAAAGAGAGCTAGTAAACCGTATGCAGCTTACATTAAAGGCTCTAGACGTTACAACATCTACATCAGGTGCAAACCTTCTTGTAACAGCTGTTCTAAACGGAGTTCCTTCAACAACAAATGCATGGACTAACGCAGTAGGAAACGTATCAGGAGTAGCTAACTCATCACTATCACAGATTGTTGATTATTCAACTACATCAACTACACTTAGTGGTGGAGAAATTACAGCAGGTTTCTTCGTAGGAACTGGATCAAACTCAATTGATCTATCTCCAGTTAGAGATCTAGGAAACTCTATTATCGGTGGAGGATCTGCAAACTCAAATGCAAACATTTTTCCAGACGGTCCAGATACACTTACGATTGTTGTTACCAACATTGGTTCAGCAGCAGCAAACGTGTACTCAAGACTATCCTGGACAGAGGCTCAGGCATAGGAATACAAAACAATGTCTATTACTAAAGGAAAATTTCCTTACGAAACAGATTTGCAGGTTAAGTCATTATCAGTTTCTGATAACTGCGGTCTTTCTGGAATAACAACATTTTCTGGAGTAGTAAAGTTAAGTGGAACACTTGACAGCACATTAGGTAACATTCAGTTTATAGATGGGGTACAGTCAAAACAAGGTATCCCATCTATAACACCTATATCTACTAAATTCTTTAATTACACACTAAGTAATTTAAATGAAAGAGATACTATTATTGATATGAGAATGACTGTTGCAAATACAGTAACAATTCCAGCGGACACCATTCTCAATTTTCCTGTAGGAACCACTATCGATATTTTGCAAACAGGAGCAGGACAAACTACAATTCAGGCAGGCGCAGGAGTTGTATTAAACTTTACTCCAGGACAAAAATTAAGATTCCAATGGTCAATTGCAACAATATTAAAACGAGATGCCAACACTTGGCTTTTATTTGGAGATTTAACAGCGTAAGAAGGGTATTTAAAAAATGGGAAAAAAGACGGGTAGAAAAGCGCAACTCTCTGGAGATTTTGAATATCCAGTACCACCAATTAATGTAGTTGCTACAGATGTAGGAACAGATAGACCATATAACAATGGTGCTATAAGTATTACTTTTGAATACCCATCAGGTCAATTACCTATTATAAACTATACCGCAAAGTTTACTCCAAATACAGGATCAACCACTTACACAGATTTTGCAGCAACATCTCCAATTGTTATTAGTGGAATACCTTCAGGACTGACTGGCTTTGTAACAGTAAATGCAACAAATGTAAATGGAACTTCTCAGGAGTCCACTGCAACCGCCCCACTTTTAGTTACAACAGTTCCACAGTCACCAAGAACAGTAACAGCAACATCTACAACTACTGGACCAGGACATAGCACAGATGGAAATCAGACTACTACTCCAGGACAGCGTGGACAGGATATTGTTTCTTGGGGACACCCAGCAGATGGAGGTAAGGCTATATCAAAGTATGTTATTACTTCTTCAGATACAGCAGTACAGCCAGGCGGCTTAGCATCTCCATACGAAGTTAATTATCCAGCAACATCTTTGGGAATTAGAGAAACAATGGCAAGCGCCCAAATTTATACAGTAAAAGCAGTAAATGCAAATGGAACATCTCTTGGTCAAGCCACTGGTGAAGTTACAACATTCTTCTCACCTCCAGCATTCTTTTCACCACCTAACTTTTTTGCACCACCTAACTTTTTTGCACCACCTAATTTTTTTGCGCCACCTAACTTCTTTGCGCCACCTCAGTTCTTTGCACCACCAAACTTCTTCGTTCCACCACTATTCTTTGCACCACCTCAGTTTTTTGCCCCACCGCAGTTCTTTGCGCCACCGCAGTTCTTTGCGCCACCTAACTTTTTTACCCCTCCAGGGTTCTTTGCACCACCAAGATTCTTTGCCCCTCCAGCATTCTTCTCGCCTCCAGGGTTCTTTTCACCACCAAGATTCTTCTCGCCTCCAGGGTTCTTTGCACCACCAAGATTCTTTGCCCCTCCAGGGTTCTTTGGCCCACCAAGATTCTTTGGTCCTCCAGGGTTTTGTATTCCAGCAGATACTGAAGTGCTAACTACAGACGGTTATAAGAAAGCAAAAGATATTAAAGTTGATGATTATCTTTTAACTGCTTCTTTTGATAACCTACCTAAGCATGACTCTAATTGTTCTCAAGGCCACATAACAACAGAATGTATTATCAAGGTTGCTGGATGGAGAGACCTATCTATGGTTAACCCATCTACCCTAGAGTCTAAGGTTACAAATATTTTTAAACAAACAAAATCCTCATTTATGAGAATTAACAACAATCCTAAACACGACCTATCTTTAGTAGAGCAGCCTCTAGTAAAAAGAGGCAGCGAATACATGTTCCCAGAAGTAACTGATTTAGAGGTTGGCGACGAGATTTATAATTACGATGATCCCTCTAGTCCAATTGTTATAGATTCACTAAATATAATTGAAGAAGATCTAGATGTCTTCCTATTCTATAGAGAGCCTTGGGGACTTCTTGTAGCTGGATCAATGCTTGCCTACAATGGATGCGAAACATCTACTGAATTTATTCAAGTTGAAGATGATCATCATGATCAAGAAGAGGCAAATACAGAATTTCAGGATATATAATCCTTGACTATATTGCATAAAAATGCTATTCTTTAATAATGATATACAACAAAAAACAACTGTATCCTGGAATATGGGTATATCCTAATTCTTTTCCAAAAGAACTTGATCTAATTAATAGGATTGAGGAATGCGTATCTAGCAAGCAAGCTGACTGGAATGGCGCAAGTGTTTGCTTAGAAGAAATAGATTTAACTTATAGAGATGCCTGGGATTTTAAGTTATCGGCTTTAGGCAAATCCCACCCACTTTATAAAGATATTTATGACTGTCAAAAAGATGCAGTTCAAGATTTTTGCAATATGTATTCAATTAAAATGGATTTCTGGGAATGGACAAATATTGTTAAGTATTACCCAAATCAATTTTTTCAAGAACATGCAGATGACGGTTGGTCATATAAATGCGCTGTCTCTCTAGTTGGATATCCAAATGATGGATATACTGGGGGAGGGCTATATTTCCCTAAATTTAATTTACATATAACCCCAGAACTAGGAGACCTTGTTATATTTCCATCATCCTTTATATATTCTCACGTAGCACTGCCAGTTGAAACTGGTGTTAAATATTCTTTTGTTACCATGCTAGACTACAACGACGACGCCCATACTGAAGAATATGATAGAATGATAGATAACAAACACAAGGGGAAAAAATAATATGCTTCCAAATGGAGAAACGATCTACCCAGGAATTATTGTATACAGAGACGTTTTTAAAAAAGAATACAATCTGGCAGAAAGATTAGAAAAGGTTTTAGAAAAACAGGAAAACAAGAAGCACTGGAATTTAGCTCAAACAGGTTTTGATACACTAAATACAGACTACAGGGATGCTTGGGATTTTAAGATTAAAGAAAACGATGGAGGATCCTTAATGTATGGAAATGGTAACCACGTTCAAGAAGAAAATCTTACGGAAGATGAAATAGAGCTAAGACAAATATGGAGAGACTCAAAAGGAGTCCAGCTTAGCGCTGTAGCAGATTATATGAATATGTTCCAGCTACCTCCATTAAATTACTGGGAATCTTTTAACTTTATTAAGTATGCAAAAAATCAACATTTTAATGTGCACTCAGATCACGGGTACTCGTATGTATGTGTGCTTTCATCAGTAGGATATATTAATGACGATTATGAAGGCGGAGAGTTATTTTTTGATAAATTAGGTCTTAAGATTAAGCCAAAAGCTGGAGACTTATACCTATTCCCATCTTCTTATATCTATTCTCACGCAGCAATGCCAGTCCGATCTGGAACTAAATATGCTATTGTAACTATGCTAGATTATCAAGAAGCTCCACATACACCTCTCTATAGAGAAATAGAAGCAAGCTATGAATATAATCATTTCACTGAAGGGAAAAAATTTATCCCAGCAGAACAAAGGGAGAGCTAATTGATTAGAATAACAGCATATGATAATTTTCAAGACACTGCTAACATTGAGCCTCTTTCTGCAAAAAGAGACTGGATGGATGAAACAGAGCACAATCATGCATACAGATGCTTTCCATTAACGCTAGCAAATCAATTAGGCTGGGGTATATCATTTCCAGAAGATATAACCTTTATGTGGGATGGAGTAACAAGTACTTATCCACATAACGTTCAGGTTTTGCAGGGACAAAAGTACTGCGAGACTGGTAGAGGTCACTCAACAATTAACTTTAAAACAAATTTAACTTTTGAAACAGACAGTAACTATACTTTGCTATCTTTTCCAGTTCCAAATATGTTCGTTGATGGAGCTCAGGCCGTAACAAGTTTATTAACAACATCCTTTTTTGGCAGCCCATTGCCAGTTGCATGGAAGATTACAAAGCCCTACGTTCCAATTACAATCAAAGCTGGACAGCCAGTAATTGCAATTTTACCAATATCTTTAACAGAGCTAAACAATTCTACTCTTGAGGTAAAGGATATAAGGCACATGCCACAGCCACACCTTGAGAATATCCCAACTTATGAAGGAGCAGTTGCTGCAGCTAAAGAGGCGGCAGAAAAACAAATTTGGACGGATTACTATAGGGATGCTACAGATTATCTAGGTAATAAGCTTGGGTCCCACGAAGTAAAATCAATTAAGCTGAAGGTTAGTAAGCACAAATGAAAATTGTTTTTAATTCAAATAGGCACTATAACAACGACGAACTTGCACCAAGTCCTTCAAAAAATACAATGCCAGCATGGTTTAAAAATGCCAGCAAATATTGGAAAGATTTTGAGGGAAACGATGTAGTCGGGCCACCAGATAATAAAAAGGGCCCAGGATTTAAATCTTGTCCAGCTCTTCATGATATTTTTACAACAGGATATACATTTACAACACCATGCGACATTAATGTTTTTATGCAAAGCGGATATCCATTAATAAAAGCAGAGCCAGGATATGATGATTTTGTTGCAATACGTTCGCATATGGGAGAGTTCTATTATCCTGAAGGGTATTATAAATTTGTTTACCATTGGTATCCAAACTGGGGGTTTACGCTTCCAGATGGATACAGCGCTTTAGTAGTTCAGCCAATCAATAACTTCGGCCTGCCTTTTTTAACAGTAGGCGGTATAATTGATAGTGACAAGTACGGAGCACCAGGACTGATGCCCTTTTTTATTAGAGACGGATTTACAGGAATAATTCCAAAAGGAACCCCTTACGCACAAATTATTCCGATCAAAAGAGAAGAATGGGTATCAGAGTTTAATTTGTATACCTATCAAGAAATGCAAAAAAAGCATGACGATCACGTAGCTATTTATAGAGCAGACACTGGCGTTTATAAAAAAAGAACTTGGGTACCTAAAAAATATGAATAGGAAAAGAAACTAAATGGATAACACGGTAGAGAACTCATCGGATATTAGAAAGCACAGAACATCTATTACTCCTTCAGGATACTTTGGCAACGGCCCAGAAAACATTGTTGAAATTGAAAATTTGTTAACTGAAGAAGAAAATGAATACCTTCTTAATTTTATTAAGGGTAATCAAGTATGGGATCAAGGGCAAGACGTACGTAATGAAAATGGAACTATAATTTATCAACACAATGTATGGGCAGATCGTGTTGCAACAAAAAAATCCCTAGATGAATCAGACCCTAATGTTTCGGTAATGCTAAATACAATAATTCAAAGACTAAGACTTATTATTGAAAAGCACTTTAATGTAGAGGTAAACCCAACAGGGCCTTGTTTAGTAAGATGGCCAGTTGGTTCTATGCAGTGGCCACATGCAGACAAAGAGTTGCACGAAGGTCCAGACAAGGGCACCGCAAACAATTTCCCGTGGTACGACATTGGAACAGTAATTTATTTAAATGAAGACTATGAGGGTGGAAGACTTCATTTTCCAAAACAAGAAATTGCCTTTAAGCCAAAAGCTAGAGCTGCATATTTTTTTCCAGGAGATTTAAACTATATACACGGAGTAGACGTAATTACACAAGGCACCAGATACACCTCACCATGGTTCTGGACTATAACTAAATTAGGAGAAAAAACAAATGGCTGATTTCACATCAAAAACACTCTATCCTAGAATTGAAATCTACAAGGGCTTGCTCCCAGATCATAAAGAAATTTTTGATGTTGTAAAGTCAACCGAGAGCATTGAAAATGAGTCGGACGAGCACTACTTTGTTCCGTGGACAAAATGGAGCAAGTTTGGAACTTACTCATCAACAAAGTTTAAGGGTGCAGTAGAAAGCCTACTTGGTAAAAATAAAACCTTCGACAAAGAGTACTGGGCTGCCGAAAAGGTTTGGGACGCATATAATGTTGCCATTGATGACTATATTAAAAAGTATAATGTAGAGCTTCCCAAAGATTGTCAGCTAGGATCATCCTCATTCTGTAAATATTTTACTAACGTTGATTCTTTAAAAAATAATTTAACCATGCAGTATCATACTGATTTTAAGCAAACAGATAAGGATGCTCCAGGAGATAAGTTTTATATTACATGCACAGTTTACATTAACGATGATTACGAAGGTGGAGAAATAGAGTTTTATGTAAACGGAGAATTTGTTCCTGCATATAAGCCAGAGGCTGGAGATATTATGGTTTTCCCTTCTGGCGAAGGATACTATCATGGAGTTAAGACTGCAACAAAAGGCAATAAGTATTTAATAAGAAACTTTATGTTTTATCCATATGCAGGGTCAGAAGAGTGGCTTGCAAACCAATTGAAGTATGGTGCAACAAAATGGGCAGAGATGGAAAAAAGAAGAATAAGCCTTGATGTATACGGAGGCAACTTGGTATTTGAAAACGGAAAAGAAAAGGTTCCAACTGAAAAAGAAATACAAGACCACATAGACTATTTGGATAGTTTAGAAGATAAAGATAAGACGGTGTGCTAATGGAAATTATATCCCTTAAAGATGATGTTTTTGTTGTTGATAATTTAATTACAGAAGAAGAATGTCAAAAAATAATTGCTTATTTTGATGCAATTACAGATGCAGGACATTTAAAGTGGAATCAAATATCTTTTTATGGTTCTTTGGCAATGGGCTACTGGCCATGGGACGAAAACCTTTTAGTGTTTGGATTGCCTAAAGATTACTTTTCTATTTTAAAAGAAAAAGTAAAAAAGGCAGGAGAGATGTGTTTTGATAGAGAGCTATCAGAGGTTAGCTACCATGCACAAAAATGGGTAGTTGGCGCATTCGCTGGATTTCATTCAGACAATACTCATGAAGATGGTTCCCCCTCTGCATTCTATAAAAGCAAGTACGCTGGGTTTCTTTACTTAAATGATAATTTTGATGGAGGAGTTTTAAACTTCAAACATCATGATATTGCAATAAAGCCAAAGCCTGGAAGATTAGCTTTCTTTAAAGGTGGGCACGGTAATGAGCACGAAGTTACTATGGTTCAAAAGGCAGAAAGATATACAGTCGGATCTTTTTGGGATAATGCCGACGCTGTTTACACGCCAGAACAAATAGCTGAATGGGAAGCTGAGCTTAAAGAGACAAGAGCGGAACAAGAAAAAACTTACGAAGAATGGAACGAGCTTAAGAAAAAAGGAACTCCTCCAACACATAAGGGCAAATACGATGCATAAAGAAATTATTAACAAGGATATACATTACTACACTGAGGTTTTTGATGATACAGAATCCATGATAAAAGAAATTGAATGGATGGACCAATTTCAAGATGTTGGGTCTCAAATAACTAAATGGGAGCCATGGCTTTCTTCTTGCAAAAGTGTGCAGTACGGTTATCAAAAAACAATAAATTATAAAAATGTTTTAAACAATAACCCTAGAGACAGACATAACTCTAAAATTGCCAGTATAATCCATTATAGAGCAATTCAAATAGGAGAAGAATATGCTTTGTCTCACGGCATAGATCTCGGCGATCTTCCAACACATTGTAAAATATATAAGTATGACAACTTAACAGAAATGGGTCCTCACACAGATTACGATCCAGACTATAGCCCAAAAGATTTAATAGGCACAGTCTCAATTGTTTTTTATATAAATGATGACTACTTGGGTGGAGATCTAAATTTTCCAAATGACGATATATCTGTAAAGCCAAAGGCAAGCAGCGCATTAGTGTTTAAATCACACGGAGTTTTACATGAGCCAAAGCCAACAACAGAAGGCACGAAATATATGGTTGCAATATTTTTCTTTAAAAAGTAACCCTAATAAGGATTGGTATATAATAATAAGATGAGCTACCAACTTAAAGTAATGAATGATTCCCCGATTGGCTTCTGGCCTCTAGACGAGTTGTCTGGCACCACCGCAACCGACGTTTCTGGATGTGGTAATTCTGGAACTTATACTGGGACAATTTCTACAGGGCTAATTCCACTTGTTTCGGGCGGGGCAAATGGGTCATTGATAACAAACACAAAGTACATTACGCTGCCAGTAACTAAAGACTATTACGGATCTACCGCCGATGGTGGATTTGCAGATAGCAACTCTTCAGATAATGCATTCTCATTAGAAACATGGATTTATCCTAAAATTACAACAACTGGCCTAACAACCATATTTGCCGACTCAACAAAGAATATAGGTATTTTTTATGAAAAAGGAAATATTGTATTTAAACTGGAGGCGGAAAGACTTGATTACACTTTACCTAATATTAGTCAATCTCATCATATTGTAGCCTCATACTCTATTACAGAAATGTCTTTATATGTAGACGGCAAATTTGCAGCAAGCAAATCTTTAACTAATTACAAGTTTACTAGCTCAACAATTACATTAAAATTAGGCCCAACGGGAAATGCATCCGATTCATTTATTGTAGATGCCCCAGCAGTATATAGGTATGCTTTGGGCCTAGATAAAATTTTAGAACATTATAACTATTCTGGCACTACTTCACCGCTTCAAGTTTCTTACCCAGATAATGGCACCTTATTTGAAATATATGATGATAGCGTAAGCAAGCAATTTAATTTTGCCTATCCCGCCAACAAACCGCTAGAGATTTTTGCTTCAGAAGATTTAACTTACAATCTAGAAGAGAAATGCCTTGAAATTAATAAAACGGCCTCTGCAGCCTCTAAGAGCGTGGTTGTAGTAGATGCCATAGCAATTCCTGCAGGATTTGATCTAGACTCCTCTAAGATAGAATGGAGCGGCGATAATGGGGTCTCTGTAAGAACCTCTACCGATGGAACAACATGGCAAGCATGTGCTAATGGAAGATCAATTCCTCAATTTAAATTAGGATCATTTAGTTCTGAAAGAACCCTTTATCTTGAGATAACATTTACATCCTCAGACACATCCAAATTTATTCCAAGACTTTATAATCTACTTCTATGCTTTTATAAAGATCAAATACTTTATTCAATAAGCAACCCTGACTATATTTATACAATAGAAAGCACCCCTGGATTTGCCTCAAAAGATATAACTCTAGGAAGAATTAAGTACCCCATTTTATCCCGCCAAAAGCTAAATGGAGTCACAACGGCAGACGGAGCAGGATTTAAAATTAACACGGCAGAATCAATAAAAACAATAGAGCTATTTTTAACCCTGTCAGACCTTACAGCAAACTCTATTATATCAAGCACAGCAAGCGGGGATTTTGTATCGGCAGGATATTCTTGGGCTGCTAATGGAACTATTACTAAATCTAATATATCTGCTATTTATGTCAATGGGATAGACAGAACATCTCAGACAAATGTAAATTCTGTATTTACAGCAAATGAGCTTTATCATGTTGTAATTGTAACAAGCGGACCAATTACAGGTCAGATACTATTTAATCATGCAGCAACAGGTGGCCCTTCTAGTCTATATCAATACATCGCTTATTACCCAACCCCATTTACAGCCCCTACTGCGTTATCTCACTACAACATGCACATAGGAAGATCCGCCACAGTAGCAGACGATTCGTCCATAACATTGACAGAAAACTCTGTAGAGTTCTATGACAATGACTGGATTGTACTTCAAAACAAATAATTTGTCTTATTGGTTGACAAAAGCTGGACTTTAGCAGGAAGTAATGGTAAAATAAATTACTATGGATATTAACCGCATTAACAGCAAAGTCCTTGAAGAAGAAACAACTCTTGGGATATATGTTTGGGAAATGCCCGATGGCAGATGGATTGGAGACGACAATGGCAACTTTCTTTCGATCACGTCAAAAAAAGGAAATAGATCCAAGGTCGATGCTTTGGCTAGAGAAGTTCGCTCATTCGGTATATACGAAGGCGGGCCTAAATTTCTTTCTGGAAGAAGGAAGATTGACGATGAGGAATTCCAACACCAAAAGCAAAGACTCGACTGGGGACTAGTGCCAGACCCACTAGATATTGGAAACTATAAAGACGAAATGAAAAAATTGCGGGGGATGAAATGAGCGTAGAATTTCTTAATGAGGATAACTCAGAAAACATAATTAATATTTCAAACAATGCGGATTGGTTTTCTTTAAAAAAAGACGAAGTCAGCAACGACCCATTTGCAGCGGGCCTAGAAGATCTTAAAAAGGTAAGAGGCCTAGGACCAGCTTTTAAGCGCAAGATTAGCAGAGAGTTTTCTAAATCATTTTCTGGTAGAGAAGAGACGGGCACACAGCAAAATTTATTAGCACAAGCAATTACTGGCTATGCTATGTTTGACCTAGTAGAACCACCATACAACCTAGAGTACCTTTCAAAGGTATATGAGATTTCAACATATAACTATGCTGCAATTAATGCTAAGGTAGCAAACATTGTTGGGCTAGGCTATGATTTTATAGAGACAAAGAAAACAAACGATGCCATTGATTCACTTACGGACGAAAAATCCCTTGAAAGAGCCCGTAGAAAGCTAAGCAAATTAAGACAAGATTTGCATACTTGGCTTGACACTACAAATGACGAAGATACTTTTACCCAGACATTAATTAAAGTTTTTACAGATTACGAAGCAACAGGCAATGGATACATTGAAATTGGTAGAACCACAAATGGAAACATTGGATACATCGGTCACATCCCAGCAAAGACAATGCGTGTGCGTAGACTCAGAGATGGCTTTATTCAGCTTCTATACGGCAAGGCTGTTTACTTCAACAACTTTGGGGACACAGAAACAGAGAATCCAATTGCTGGTCAAGAAGACCGCCCAAATGAAATCATTCATATAAAAAAGTATACCCCAATGAACAACTATTATGGAGTTGCAGATATTATTGCAGCCCAGGTCTCACTTGCAGGTAACGAGTTGTCTGGAAGATATAACCTTGATTACTTTGAAAACAAAGCGGTTCCAAGATATATTATTACAGTAAAAGGCGCAAAGCTTTCTCCAGAATCAGAAAGAAAATTGCTTGAGTTTTTCCAGGTTGGACTAAAGGGAAAGAACCACAGATCACTTTATATCCCACTTCCAGGAGACACCCCAGACTCAAAAACCGAATTTAAAATGGAGCCAGTTGAGGCAAATCCACAGGAATCTTCATTTAATATTTATCGCAAATCTAATAGAGATGAAATACTTCTGGCCCACCGTGTCCCAATTAATAAAATTGGAACCCCCGAAGGAGTTAATTTAGCCGTAGCACGAGATGCCGATAAAACATTTAAAGAGCAGGTTTGCCGTCCAGCACAAATGATTTTAGAGAAAAAATTAAATAAAATATTTGAGGAAAAGACAGATGCATTAACCCTTAAATTTAATGAATTAACTCTTACCGACGAAGATACTCAATCTAAAATCGACGAAAGATATTTAAGAATGCAGGTAATTACCCCTAATGAAGTTAGAATTAGAAAGGGTATGATTCCTCTAGACGGCGGAGATGAAGTAGTTGATTTAAAGGCACAGGATGCAGCAGAGCAAAGTGCCCAGGCTGGAAATACAAGACAAAGATCCCAAAACCGAGAGGCAACCTCACCAGATAAATCTGGAGAAGGACGAAATGCCAAAGGCGATGGAAGACAAGTTGACTAACCCTGCTCAACTGTTATTTGCCTTTTTATCTATAAGTCGCTAAAATTAAGCATATGAATATTGAAAAGTCCCTATGGACTAGCCATGGCAATGACATTAGTTTATCTGTCCCTTTCACAAAAGTAAACCGTGAAAAGAGAACAGTATCTGGTTTTGCTACCCTAGACAATATTGATCAAACAAATGATGTTGTAACCGCAGAAGCAAGTATTAAAGCATTTGAAAGTTTCCGTGGAAACATTCGTGAAATGCACGGATCTCTTGCAGTTGGCAAAATGGTTTCATTTAAGCCAGAAACTTTTTATGACCCAGCAACTAAAGAATTTTATAATGGAGTATATGTAACAGCATACATTTCAAAGGGTGCACAGGATACCTGGGAAAAAGTTCTAGACGGAACCCTATCTGGATTTTCAATCGGCGGAAAGATTAATGAGTCAGATAACGAAGTTAATAAGGCAAGCGGTAAGACAGTAAGATTTATTAAGGACTACGATTTGATTGAACTATCAATTGTAGATTCTCCAGCAAATGAACTTTGCAATGTTCTATCTATTCAAAAGGTAAATGGCCAATTGATATTTAAGGGAATTGCAACCGAAGTAGTAACAGAAAATATTTTTTACTGTGAAGACAGTAACTCTGTTTTTATCTCAACAGAGAAAACATATGACTCACCAGTTTCTGGTAAGCCAGCACAACTAATTGGTTGGGTTGAGAGCTCAGATGTTAATAAAGCAAAAGAGATTGATAAGATTCTTGATGCGTACAAGCATTCAAGATTTACGTTGCCTGATACACAAACAATTGCAAAACAGGCAAACGCAGAAGGAGGTAATGAAATGTCAGACAATACAGAAAACGTAGTTGTAGAAGATGTTGCAGTTGATGCAGCTCCAGAAGCAGCCGTTGAAGATACAGCAGTAGTTGCAGAAGATGCAGCTCCAGTTGACGCTCCTGCAGAAGCAGCAGCAGAAGACGTTCCTGCCGAAACTCTGGAAAAAGCAGCCGAAGTATCAGAAGATAAGGTTGATGAACCTGATTTTGCGAAGATGTTAGGCGATCTAAAAGGCTTTTTCTCAGAAACTCTAAATAAGGCATCTGAAGCAAATGCAGCACAAGTAACAACAATCCAAGAGACTGTTGAATCTTTTAGCAAGAGCGTAGATTCTAGAATTTCAGAGTTGGCAGAACAACACAAAGTACTTTCAAGTACTGTAAATGATATCAAGAGCACGATTGATGGTGTACAAAAGCGTGTCGATGCAGTAGAATCAGAGACTGCAATTAAGAAGTCTTCAGATCTTGGCCGATCAGAAGAGGTAACAATCAGAAAATCTAAATGGAACGGTTCTTTCCTCGGTTCCGTAAACGAAATATTTAACTAAGGTAGGTATAAAATAATGAGCAATGAAACATTAGAAAAGGCCGTAAACGCTGGTACTCAGGTATCAACAGGATTCGGTTCAGCAACTGGTGGAACAGGAGTACACGTAGCGTCTGAAAATGGCAACGGTGGACTTCTAAACCCAGAACAATCTGCTCGCTTCTTAGATTATATGTTCGACGCAACCGTAATCGGTAAGGTCGCACGTACAGTTCGCATGAAGTCAGATACAGCAGAAATTGATCGTATGTCAGTAGGCGAAAAGCTTATGAAGCTTGCGACAGAGGCAGACAATACTGCTGTTAACTCAGCAGTAACTTTCTCAAAAATCTCTTTGACAACAAAGAAGCTACGCATGGACTGGGAGCTTTCAACAGAGTCTCTAGAAGATAACATCGAAGGTGCAGATCTAGAAGATCACATTGCACGTTTGATGGCGACACAAGCAGGAAATGACATCGAAGATGTTATTCTTAACGGTGACACATCACTTTCTTCAGACGCACTTTACAAGTCATTTGATGGCGTTGTAAAGAAGGCAAAGGCATCAGGTCGTGTCGTAGACGCAGCTGGAGCCGCAGTATCACGTGAAGTATTCAACAAGGCACTTAAGGCTATGCCACGTAAGTACAAGCAACGTCGTGGAGACCTTCGCTTCCTTGCTGGATCAAACTTGATTCAGGATTTCCTATATGCTAACAGCATTGGAACAAATCAGACAATCCCACAGGACATCGCTTCAAGCGTAATCCGTGGAGGAGTCGCACCACTAGGTGGACCTGCAGGATATGTGGCACCATTCGCATTTGGTATTCCAATTGTTGAAGTTCCACTACTTCCAGAGACACAGACTGGTACACACTCAGCAGCAACAGGATCACACGGAGATATCCACTTGACATTCCCAAATAACGTAGTTATTGGAATAAAGCGTGATGTAACCGTTTACCGTTTCTTCGTGCCACGTAAGGACACAATCGAGTACACAATGTATACTCGTGTTGGCGTTCAAATCGAGCAGGCAGACGCTTGGGTAGTTGTAAAGAACGTTAAGGTTGCTTCTTAATTAATTAAGAAATAGCCCCCGAAAGGCCCCCAATTAATTTTGGGGGCTTTTCATTTTAATTTAACAATGCTATAATTGAGGAACCTAACAAAGGAGAATATATGTCATTTGAGACATTGAAAGTAGCAGAACTCAGAAAAATTGCAGAAGACTTTGCAGTTGATACTGATGGACTAAAGAACAAGGCCGATATTGTTGCCGCTCTTGCCGAAGAGGGAGTAACCTGGTCTGTTTACCAAAAGACTATTGAAGATATTGAAAAAGCAGCAGATGAATTTAGCGATGAAGCAGAAGAGATCCTCCCAAGGTTTAATCCTGATTCTCAGCCAGAAAACACGATGCTAGTTAGAATGACTAGAGATAATCATAGATATGATATTCTAGGTTTTACTTTTACAAAGGAGCATCCTTTTGTCGCAATGACATCAGAAGACGCTCAAGAAATTTTTGACAAGGAGGAAGGTTTTCGCTTAGCAACTCCAAAGGAAGTTCAGGAGTACTACGCTTAACCTTTATTAAATGGAAATTCTAGTAGGTTCAAATTCACCAGTAACGCACAAAGTGTTTTGGCAGGGGCAGCTAACTGATTCAGATAGCCTTCCAGTTGTAAAGATATATGACATTACAGAAGATCCAACAGTATCTCCTTCAATTAATCCAGGAACAATACTTGCAACATTAACACCTGTAAAATCAGAAGTAGATGCGGGAACATATATAGTATACATTCCCTTAACCTACACAAATAGACAAAGGCAGTTAAGATTAAATTGGTCCTATTCAGTAGGAGGAACTTCTACACAAAAAGACCATAAGGTGTATGTGCAAACCCCGTACACTGATATGAGTCAGGCAATTGACGCTTTGGGGTTGGGGTCTGACTATTCAGATCCTAATTCTAAATCATATTTTGAATTGTGTGCTGCAGAAAGATATGCTAGAAAATTAATTGAATCTTATACAGGTCAACAATTTTATTTGTATGATGATGTTCAGATTGCGTATGGATCAGGCTCTGATGTTTTGCCGTTACCTTATAAGCTAGCAGAGCTTCACGAATTATATCAAAACGATATACTGCTTTTAAATAATTTAACCAACGTAAATAATTGGACTTACAACACAATTGTTTCAGAGACTGGTTTTGGAATAAGAATAAATAGAGCCAATATGCTTGACAATACAGTATACATAGCAAACGGAATGGTTCCTCCATCAATAAACGATACCAGCAATGGAGTTTTTTCAAATGGGTCAACGTATAAAGTTCAAGGTAGATTTGGCTGGCAAGAAGTTCCAGATGAAGTTGATCTAGCGTGTATTGAATTAATGAGAGACTATTTCTCAAAAGACAAGGTATGGCGTAACAAATACATGAAGTCTATAAAAACTTTTGATTGGCAATTTGAGTACAACTCGGGCACATACTCAGGGACTGGCAATTTGTATGTAGATCAGCTGCTTTTACCTTACGTTATTAATAAAATGGTAGTTATATAATGTATGATCTTGTTGAATCTATACTTACTATGTTTATGGATGTCTATAAGCCAGTTGATTCGCAGGATCCAGATACAGGCTCAATAAAAAAAGAATGGCAATATGACAGAACTGTATCGTGTAGCGCAAAGGGCAACATAAGCAACTCTGCTTCAAGCATTACTAAAGACGGACAAAAGTTTTCCAATAAGTATACTAATGAAGAAGTGTTACAGATTAGAACATCAGAGCAAGTAACATTAAGAGAAAAAATTACAAACATTAGAGACCATGATGGAAACACTATATGGGAAGAATTAAATTTTCCAACCAACACTCCTACAGTTTTTGAGGTAATAGGAACAACTCCAATGACAGACCCGTTCGGCGGCATAGTGGGATATAACTCTACTGTCAAGAGATCGGAAAACCAGACAATTGGACAATAGCTCACTACTAGTTACTGCAGCCAGCGGATTACAAAAGGGTATGGCTGGGACTAAGGGTAAAATTTTACAAGACAGCACAGTGGCACAAATATCTGCTGCAGTTTATTATCACGCCCAAGTAGTGTCTAAGGTAACAACAAATAAGACATTTGAAAAGAAATTCCAGTCAGTTATATTTAATCAAATAGAACAAGACTTTGGCCTATATGTAGACTCTCAAGCAAGAGTTAATCCTAAGTCTTTGCACCACGTATACGAATGGAAGAAGACTGGAATTAAAAGCGCTAGATTATTTGATCTTAGTATGACTCCAAAGAATGGCCTTTCCTTTACAATAACATCTAATTTTTTGCCATCTAAATCAGCTGTCCCAAATAACTTTGGAAAAAGAAAACATGTGTTTATAAATAAAGCTTCTGTGATGGAAGCAGGGATGCCTCTAGTAATCCGTCCAAGGTACGCAGAGCGCTTAGTATTTGAAACTAGTACTGGAGTAGTATATATGCCTAAAGGGGCCTCTGTGACCGTTACAAGGCCTGGCGGAGGTAAAGCAACTGGAAGATTCCAGATAGCTTATGCACAATTCTTTACAGGTAATCTAGTAAACCTATCAATAAAAAATTCAGGATTTCAGAGGATATTTAATTCAGCATTAACTAAAGCAATGAAAGTTCCATCTGATGTTAGAAAAGTTAAATATTCATTTAATGCTAATACATTAAATATGCAGGCAGAGTCAGCAATTGCCTCAGCATTTGGAGGTGCAGCATGACAGATTATAAAGCAGATGTAATGCTTGATTTAAGAAAGTACCTATGGTCTGAATTAAAGGCTAATAATATTTTTACAGCCACAGATTATTACTCGGACAATATAGGGCAAGAGATTGTTCCAATTATTCCAGTTCAGCAGTCCCCAGAAATGAATCAATTTTTGAGCGGGAAGAAACACATAGTCTATGACAAGATAGGTATGTCATATGAAGACAACTGGGCAATATGCTGTGAGCAGATCCTATTTACAATATATTCAACAGATGTTTCAGAGATTAATGAAATTAGAAACTTAATGACAGACCTATTTAGAAGAATGGATGAGTCGGCTAGGGATACCAATGCCTACTCTGGCATATCTAAGAAATTTAAATTCTTTAGTATATTTGTTGCCGATATATCTCCAACTGCCCCATCCGAAGAACTGGCAGGGTTTTTGTCTGCAGATGTGGTGCTTGAGGTTAAATACGCAAGGCACATAGGTACAACAGGCAGATTTCTATAGTTTGCCTTTTGGCGCATTATACTCTATTATTGGATATAGAGGGAAGGGCCTAGCCAGCCAAGATTTAAGATTTTACATTAAAAAAATATATATATTTTGAAAACAGGAGGTACGAAACAATGGCATTTAACTCAGCCAAAAATATTCTTGTAGGAGCTTCACCGCTCTACATTTCAACAAGCGATTCAACAGTATCTGGTTATAAGGAAAACCTTTTAGACAGAGCCACTGGTGGAATTTCTTTCACAGCAAGAGCAAGAGCAACAGCAGCACTAGACGCATCTTCAGATGTTCGTAACGTAGGATTTACAAACAATGGTCTTCAGATCACTTACAACCCAACTTACGATTCAGTAACAGTAGATCAGCTTCTAGATACAGCAAAGCTTTTCAAGTCTGCTATGGAGGTTATGATTGCAACTGAAATGGCTGAAGGTACACTAGAAAATACTCTAGTTATTTTCGGTCAAGGAGGAGCAACACTAACTAAGCAAGGAGTCTCAGGAGCAGCAACAGATGATTACCCAACAAAGGGTGCAACTGGCGCAGACGACAAGACCCTTACACTAGGACTTGAGGCAGGATCACTTGGTATTGCCCCAACAGAACGTCAGCTATTTGCAGTTGGTCAAGCACCAACACTAGCAACTACAGCAACAGGAGAAGTAGACGCAACAACAGAGCGTGTATATTATGCACGTCGTGTTTTGTCAGTACAACAGTCACAATTCTCACTTGCACGTAACGCAGCAACAACTTTCCCAGTAACATTCCGTCTTCTTCCAGACGCTAACTACAGCGGCTCAGAATACGGTAAGATTATTGACCGAGTTCTAGCTTAATTTATTTAAGCAGGAAAGGCCCCCGAAAGGGGGCTTTTTCATTTGTATAGATAATATCTATATGTTATAATAATTAAGACTAGATCCTAGGAGGATTAAATTGGCAACAACAGTATATAGCGTAGAACAAGTAACACTTCAGAATGGCGCAACAGTTAATCTGAAGCCTTTAAGTATTAAAGAGCTAAGAAAATTTATGCTCGTATTACAAGCAGCAAGCGATTCAACTACAGAGGATCAAACACTCAATGTACTAATTGACGCAGTTGCAGTAGCACTTGAAAAACAACTACCAGAGTTGGTAGCAAATAGAGATGCACTAGAAGATGCACTTGACGTCCCCACAATTAATCGCATACTTGAGGTATGTGGTGGGATTAAGATGGACGACCCAAACCTTCTAGCGGCAGCGGTTCTGGCTGGTCAGAACTAGATTTAGCCGCTTTAGAGGGTGAAGTTTTTCTTCTAGGTCACTGGAAGAATTACGAAGAACTAGAAGAAAGTCTTTCAATGCCAGAACTTATTCAAACATTGAAATCTTTTAAGAAACAAAAGTCGGAAGACAGAAAGTTTACGGCAAGTCTTAAAGGAATAGATTTAGATGTAGACGAGGAAGACTCAGCACCACAAGCAAAAACTTTTGACGATGTTAAAAGGCAAGCGCTTGGGATAAATGCTTCAGGTGATGACATAGTTTCTCTACAAGGAAGCTTGGCAGCACAAGCAGGATTCGGAATCGGAGCAGGTCTAGGCTACACAAAGGAGTAAGATAAAGATAAATGGCTGATGAAAATATTGTAACTAATATAGTTGCTAATGCAGATTTTTCAGGTCTTATTGCAGATGTCAATAAGGTCACAGCATCGTTATCAAAACTTCAAGCACAAATAATTCAATCAGACACAAGACTGGCAAGTCAAGTGGCTACAATGAACAGGTCTTTTGGTGAAAACCTAAGAAGAACTGGACAATTTTCATCACACTTTGTTACCTTAACATCTGATGTTGAGAAGTTTGGCACCAACCTAGACAGGGGCCAAATGAAGCTGAAGCAATACTTTCAGACGTTTCAGCAACACACAAAGACACAGGGCGGGTTAATTAGAGATCTTGCTAAGCAGCAAGTAGCATTACAAAATGCAATTATTCAGCCAATGGGCAAAAATGCTCAAGGGCTTATGCAATACAGTGTACATATTCCACAGGGTCTTGATGCTGTAAAAAACAAAACTGCTTTAGCAAGACAAGAGCTACAAATCATGAACAAAGTTGTTCAAGATGGTGGAGTTCAACTTATTAACTGGGGTAAAAATACTCAATGGGCAGGCCGTCAGTTAACAGTAGGATTAACAGTACCGCTAGCAGCATTCGGTAAAGCAGCAGCAGATGCATTTAGAATGGCAGATGCAGAGCTAGTAAGACTTACAAAGGTTTATGGTGGAGTCGCAGCAACATCAGCAGAAGAGCTTGGTAAAGTAAGAAGAGAAGTTACTCAAACAGCTAAAGAAATTTCAAAGGCTTACGGAGTTTCATTTAAAGATACAATTACTCTTGCAGCAGACATTGCAGCAACTGGCAAGCAAGGTAATGAACTTTTACAGTCAGTTAAAGAAACAAGCAGACTTGCAGTACTTGGAGAAGTAGACAGACAAGAAGCAATGAAGGCCACCCTGGCAATTCAAACTACATTTAAACAAAACACTGATCAACTTTCTGAATCTATTAACTTTCTTAACTCAGTTGAAAACCAAACCTCAACAAGCCTTGCAGATTTAATTGAAGCTATTCCAAAAGCAGGCCCAGTTATTCAGGGTATGGGTGGAAGCGTAAAAGACTTAGCTCTTTATATGACAGCAATGAAGGAAGGCGGAATTAACGCTGCTGAAGGAGCAAACGCTCTCAAGTCAGCACTTGCATCACTTATTAATCCTACAAAGGTAGCAAAAGAAAAATTTGCAGATATGGGAATAGACTTAGGTGGAATTGTAACAAACAATGCAGGAAACCTAACAGAAACAATTTTTGAACTACAAAAGGCATTAGATAATCTAGATCCTTTACAAAAACAACAGGCTATTGAGCAACTGTTTGGAAAGTTCCAGTTTGCTAGACTTAATGCTTTGTTCTCAAACCTAGGAAAGCAAGGAAGCCAAACGCTTCAAGTTATGGATTTAATGAAGGCAAGCTCTCAGGAGCTAGAGCAAGTGGCTGGCCGAGAATTATCAATGGTAACAGAGTCTGCTTCTGGAAAGTATAAAAGAGCAGTAGAAGGATTAAAAGCAGATCTTGCAGGAATTGGCGACGAGTTCTTAAAGATTCAAACATTTTTTATTAATGTTGTAGATGGCGTTATTAAATTTATAAACAAATTGCCAGACCCAATTAAATCTCTGTTAACATTTGTTACAGGATTTACAGCAATCATTGGTCCAGTAATTATGTTAACTGGTGTTCTTGCCAACTTCTTTGGGTATATAATTAAAGGAGCATCCCACTTCAGGGCTTTGTTTAAAGGCGGAGAAGGCTGGAAAATGCTTACGCCAGAAATTTTGGCAGCACAAAAAGCAGGATCACTTGTTGAGGCAACATTCTATAGTGATGCTAAAGCAGCTACAGTATTAAAAACTGCAATTGCAGGTCTAGTAACAGAATTTGAATTACTACAATCAAAGGCAATGACTGGTGCAATATCTGCCTCCCCAGCAATTTCAACAATGGCAGGAAATGTTGTTAAGGGCAGCGGAGCAAGAGTTGTTGATCCTAATCACCCGCTAATTAGTCCAGAAGATACACGGTCAATGTCTCACCTTAATCCAGTTGCTGGAATGACAATGGATCAGAAATCAACACAAACAATTTTCGGAACCGTACCTGGGGCACCAAAAGTAAATCAAAAAATTGGTAATAATCCTCAAATGTATATGTCTGGCGACCTTCCAAAGATTCCAGGGCTAACATCAATAGGTGGAGCTTCTACAGGTATCGTTGCAGCAGAAGCCGCAAAGTGGCATGCAATGACAGGCGCACTTGCAATGCAATCACAAGCAGAAATTGCTTTGCTTAAAAAAGAAGTTGCATCAACTGGGCTTATAACGGCATCACTGTCTGATTCGTATCAGGCATTACTTCCAACAATGACTAAACTGACTGCTAATGCAGCAACAGAATCAGCAGCAATTGTTGCACAGTTGCAGGCTGGCAAGCTAACGGTAGATCAAGCAAGAGCTAAGATTATTCAATTAAATGCACAAGTAGAGTCTATGATTGCACAGGCTTCCGTAGACATTGCTGGGCAACAAGGAAGAACAATAGGGTTAACAACAGTCCCTCTATTAAATCAGCCAGTTGTAAATGCTGCTGGAAAAACTAATATGAAAGAGCTTCTTCGCCCAGGAAGAACCAGAGACCTTCTTAATAAAATTGCAAGAGGGCTGGGCGTAAAAACGTTTGGTGCTGGATACAGTACAGAAACAACTATTCCAAAAAGATTTAATACTGGAAGCCTTGTTCCAGGAACTGGCAATACAGACACAGTGCCCGCAATGCTTACTCCAGGAGAGTTTGTTATTAATAAAGAAGCAACGGCGGCAAATCTGCCATTGCTTCAAGCAATTAACAATGGTCAGCAGTCTAATACAGGTCAATATAATATAGGCGGAATTGTACAGGCATTTTTAAAAATGAATCGGGGCGGCAGTTCAAAGCCCATGGTTTCAAAAAGATTAATAGATAAACTCTTCCCAGGAAGACTTACATCTCGTGCAAATGCTGAATACTATGAGCCAAAAGGCAACACGGGTGTTTTTGGAGGAAATGTTTCTAACAGAAAAATTTCTGCATCAACAGCAAAAATAAATAAAGATATGGAAGGGGACGGGGTAGATCCAAGAACCTTACTTGCTTCTGTAAATGCAAGAGGTGGAGGGTCAAGATTATCTACTGATGTGTTTTTAGACGGTCTAGTGGGAGCAGGAGTAATTACAAAAGCAGAAAAAAGAAGACTTTCAAAGCTAGTATTTAATGCTTATGCAAAAAAAGTTCTTTCAATGGGTAAGGTTAATGACACCAATAACCCAGTTTATTCAGTATCAGAAAGTTTATTAAGAAAAGAACTTGGCGGAAATGCAATTGGCATAGAAGCTTGGGACAAGTGGTCTCGTTCTCCAGGAAGCTTTGCTCATCCAACACGCAGAAGCTCCACTGGATTCTTAAACCAAATTCAAGCTGGGGGAAGATCTATTAGATTTTCAAACCTAGAGGCTTCAAAACAAAATAAATTTTATCATTCAAAAGAGTCATCAAATCCATTTATACAAATACTCGCATCTTTATTTGGCGCAACAAAATTAAATAGAGGCGGGCCAGTAGGCAATGTATTAAAAAGCACAGCTTTTAAAAACATAGGAGCTAGGTTTGGAAAAATAGGAGAGAAATGGGGAGCCACTTCTCTATCTATTGGTATGGGAAAAAAGCTTTTTGGAGGTTCTGGATTAACCCCTAAAGCTCAAAACTTAATGTATGGAAAGCTAGTTGAAAATCTTGAAAAAGAAAGACCATACGGCTATGTAACAAATGAGCAAGGTCACCTTAAGAATGCTTTAGAGCCACATGTTGTAGATATACTTATTAAGTCAGCTGCAGGAGATGTACTTCAATCAGGCGGAAAAAATTTAAGTAAAATTGATAGAGAAATATTAAGAACTAAGTTTGCAAACTGGGACAACAAGTCTTGGACACCTTCGACTGGTAAAGTAAGAAAACAAATGTTTGGAATGAACGCAGGCGGAATGGTTCCAGGAGCTCAATACTTTAACAGAGGTGGAAGAGTAAAGGGAGTTCAATACTTTAATGACGGAACTAAAAACCCAGTTCAGCGAATAACATTTGGATCTGCTTATAAACAAGAAAGAGCAAAAGGTAATATAGGAACAGGAATGATGGGCGCAGGACCAATGGCTGGTATGGGTATTGGCATGGGAATGCAGATGGCTGGTGGAGCAATTGGCGGACAAGCAGGACAAATGATGCAATTTGCATCAGTGCTTCCAATGCTTGCTCCAAATATGCTAGGCTCGTTAAGTAAGCTAGCTGGAGGATTTAAAGGTGTTGGCGGAGCAGCAGGAATTGCTGGTAAAGCAATTGGTCTAGCAATGAGATTTGCACTAGGCCCTGTCGGATTGCTTCTTACAGCACTTACTGCAGGATATGCAATATTTAAAAAGTTTAAGCAAGAGCAAGAGCAAAATAAAATTGAGAAAACTAACTCGGTTGGAATTACAGAAAAATCTGCAGCAGAGGCGGGGATTAAATACAACAATCTTTCTAATTCTATTAAAGCAGTAAATGACCAACTTGATCTAACTAGAGCAAAGGGAAGAAATGCCTATGAAGCCCTCAACTCAGCGGGAGTTCAAGGTCTAACTCTAAGCATTAAAGAATTAAGAGCAGGAATAAAGAATGCAAAAGAAAACCAAAAAGAGCTAGTTGGAACATTTACAGACATAGATGTATCTGGAGATGCTGACAAGCAGGCAAAAGTTACTGAAATTGCTACTAACTTAAAGGCACAATTTATAGCAGCAGGTATTTCTGCCCAAGAGGCAACAAATAAAATCTATGCAATTATATCCGCATCAGATAAAGCCGATATGGCATTTAACGCAATATCTAGCAAGGGCTTTAGAGAAATTGTTGATGCGGGAACCGCAGCAGATGCAATGTTGGAAAAGCTGCTCAATACTAGCCTATCTGGAGATGACTTGGGTATGGCTATCTCAAATACCATAGATGCATTTGACGAAAGTTTAGCAAAAATACTAAAAACTAAAGATGCAAATGGCGAACTTATAACTCAGCAAGAAGCTATATCAAAAATTTTAGATGATATTAATTCAAAAGAAAATTCACAATTACAATTAGGTACCGCTAAGCTAGAGTCTCTTAAAGAAACACATCCAGAACTTGCTAAAGTACTTAATGCTGCAGATAATGTTGCAGGAATGTATGCAAAATGGAGACTTAGACTTGCGGGAGTCAGAACTGATTTAAGTGCAATAACTTCAGAGCAAGCTCAAGCCCTACTAGCATTTGAGTCAGCACTAGACTCCTCTATAGCCGCCTCAGAATCCAAATCTTCAGGAAGCGGTATTGGGGCCAAATCACAAAAATCTATTGCTGCTTTGCAAAAATTAATTACAGCTGGTGGACAAAAAGCAGCAGTGGCTGCACAAAAAACTCAAGATCAAATTAAGGAAGAAATTAAACTTATCGATAAAAAAATTGATAAGATTAATGAAGAGGCAGACGCCAGAAAGAAAGCATTAGAGGCTTCACAAAATAAAGAAAACTTAGCCCTTGAAATTCAAAAAGCTCAGCTGGAATACGCAGACAAAATGGCTGCAGGAGATATGGCTGGAGCAGCCCAGGCACAGCTAAAGATTAAGCAACTTGTTGGAGAAAGAGAAACTCAAAAATCTATTGATGCAATTGAAGAAAATAGAGCTAAGCGTGAAAAAGAATTAATTGCCCAAAGAGAAAAACTTCAAGCTCAATCAGATAAGGCTGCAAAAAATCTAGCTAGCGCTCAAAATAATGCTACTTCAGCGGGCGAAAGAATGAATAAGGTTGATCAGTATCAAAACGAATATCAAAGACTGGTAAAGGAACAGGCCAGACTAGATGTAATCTTAGCAGAAAATCCAGAAGACAAAAAGGCATTAAAAGATCAACAAGAACTAGTAAGAGGACCTTTAGGAGACCTTGCAAAACAAATTGCTGCGGACTCAAAGGGATCGGATAAAGTTTTAGCAGCAGAGCTAAAGAAAATATTTACTGGCACATTAATTAATGAGAAGGGAGAGTCTATGGCAGGCAGAGTTATGTCTGCGACTCATCCAAAGGGTGTTTCCACCTATAAACCTGGATCGGCAGATGCAGCATTAAAACAAGATGCTTCTGCGGCACTTGCAGGTGCCAAGGCAATCACAGGCGGAAAAACTATTGCAGATCTTTACAATGCTTATAAAGGTCTAGATGGTTCTAAGAAGGCTAGTACTAAAGACACGGCTATGAAAATTGCCGACAATATTTATGATAAGTATTTACAAAAAGACGGAAGTCTAAATTCTCAAGGTAGAAGAGCTATCATGAACGCAAACAGTCTTGGTGCTGGTCAATACTTTACATATGAAGGAAAAACATATAAGGGCAACAGCGGCGGAGCAAATGATTTCTTACCAGCAATTCTACAGTCAGCAGCGGGAGGATACATATCTGGCCCAGGAACTGGAACATCAGATTCTATTCCAGCAATGCTTTCAAACGGTGAGTTTGTTATTAATGCCAAGTCTGCAGCTTCCTTTGGATACGGAAATCTAGAATCAATTAATAAGATGGCGGCAGGTGGACTTGCTGCAAGATTTGATATTCCATCATATAATACTTCATCTGGAATGAAACAAGGTGGGTCAGAATCAAGCACTTCTAATGTTACTATTAATGCTACACTTAACTTTGGAGAATCTCCTAAGAACGGCAGAGAGCTTTGGAAAGAATTTAAGCAGATGGCTAAAGCAGAGGGTGCAAAAATTGGAGAGAACATCGTTATAGGGGGAAATAATTAATGGCAACTACAGTATATTTACCAGTAGGCTCACTTCTTTATATTGATACATCTGCTACAGACACCCCTACTTGGGCAAAACTTTCAGAGCACAATAGACAGCCAATGTCTATTAATCAAAACCGTTTTCAAAAAGTAACAAGAATGAGCAATGGAACACTTAGAAAGTTCTTTATTGCAGATAAAAGAGAATTTAGCACATCCTGGGAAATGCTACCATCATTTTCAAATATGACCGTAGATGCAGGATACGGAGCAATAGATTTAAAATCATATTTTGAAGGCACTAAGGGCCAGGGAGTTTTTAAACTTAAGATAGTATATGGTAAAAATCAAACAACACCATTTGCAGATAGAGAAGAAATATTTACGGTGTCTTTTACATCTTGCAGTTTTGAGGTAATAAAGAGAAACGTCAAGGATTCTTCAAGCGATCCAGCTCAAGAATTTTGGAATGTATCTATTGCAATGGAGCAGGTATAATGATTACCACAATTCCATCAAATAACAATACTGTTGTTCAAAATCTATTTAAGCAAAAATCTTCTGTTAAAATAAACACTGGATGTACAATAGAATACAACATGAACTCTATGCTTGATAACATTACCGTTACATATCCATCTACAATGGATCAATATTATGCCAAGTCAGCAGATGGCAAGATCAATACATATAAAAAACTTTTTCCAATTGATTCAATTATCAAGCCATTTAGACCGCTCTTCTCTGGAGTAAAGTATCTCATCTGGACAAAGCTACAAACAGATACTCCTGCAAATAGTTTTTATGCTCCAAGAACATTAATTTATCCACGAGCAACATCCCCACAAACAGACGGGTATGAGTCTGCCGTTACAACTTTGTACCCCAGACTTTATTACCCTGGGCTAACAACTTCATATAAGTATTGGGTAACACCAATAAATCAAAGCGCAGATTTAACCGTTAATTATTCTATTCTTTCTGCAACAATTAAAGAAGCTTCTTCTTCGGGCTCTGTTGTCACATACAAAACATTAAACAACCATGGATTCTCTTCAGGCCAAACAGTAACGATTACTGGTCTTTCAACATCTTCTTTTAATTTATCTTCAAGCGTAATTGCTTCTACTCCAAGCCCAACATCTTTTACTATTGCTTCGTCTGCCACGGGAGCGTGGGCAAGAGCGCAATCTGCAACAGCAACATTATCCGCAGCAACAAAGCCTGCTGTGTCAAATAAGATAGTTGCAAGATTTGAAAAAACTCATGCATTCCCAAGTAATTACACAATGACAATTACCTATTCAGATGCAACAACGGCAACCGTAGGCCCATCATCTGTAGACCTATCAGGACAAATTGTTTTGTACTACAACGGAACTACATGGACTTCAACAGAGCCAGCCTCTTATGCTACACCTAAATTAATTAAATCAATTAGGCTTCAAGCAACAAATCCAGGAGGCGGAAAAGTATTAGGGGTTATTGAGTTATCAGCAAGATGGATAAAAGATATATCCTCAGACATAGTTTCTCTTGATATTGAAAAAGAATCTTCTTCAAGCTCAGAGGAGATACTTCCTGTTGGAAAGATTACTGCAAACAGCCTAAGTATAGACATTGTTAAATATAATCAATCTGCACTTGAATACGTTTCATATAATAGAGAATCAAATTTTGATATAACAAAAACATACCTAGTTAAGAATGCAGAAATGAAGCCTTACTTTTCCGTGTACCACTCTGCAGGAACATATGGGTCGGCGGGAGATTTGTATGACAAGGTTCCACAAGGATCATTTTATATAGATTCCTGGGAAATAGCAGATACTGGCGAAGTGTCTTTAAATGCATTAGATGCCGCTAAATATCTAATGGATACAGTAGCACCAGATATTTTATGCGAAGCATACCCAGTAACCAGTATTATAAGAAGACTGCTAGACTCTATAGGATTCACAAGCTACGAAATTAGAACTGCATTAGATGACAAGTCTGTCCCTGTTATTAATTATTGGTGGACAAATGGTTCTAAAACAGTTTGGCAGGCCCTTCAAGAGTTATGCCGTGATATACAAATGAATGCTTTCTTTGATGAAAATAACATTTTGCAGTTTGCAAGCCGTGATTACATTTACAAGAAGACAGGCATAGACTGGGCATTTACTTATGATGCAGATGGAACGACGCTTCCAAATATAATTAATTTTAATAAGCAGGAAATCCCTTCTGCAAACCAAGTTAAAATTTTGTGGCAAAGCCAACTTACATCGAACTATGCTGGAAACTCGGGAGATTTGTGGACCGATGAGGTTTCGTACCTAAGTGCTGGAGGATTAAGATCAAGCATAGCAGCAGACACGTCACCAGAAAACACAATACTTGCAGTAGATGTAGAAACATTAGACGATTACAGTAATGCAACCTTGTATAATTTTGCGGGATATGTTATGATTGATTCAGAAATAATTGAGTACGATGCAATACAATATCAATATACACCTATAGGATCAACAACATCTCAAAACGTATGGGTTGAATCATCATCAGATGTAAATAAATTTAGATACCTGTCTAGACCAGGATATGACCTTGTGTCAAAGCAAACATTTTTTAGACCTACAGGTTTGTACCGTGTAAAGACAAGAGGAGCATTTGGAACCACACCAGCATATCACGCAGCCTCCGCCCTTACTGGTTTGGCTGACTGGTCTCAAAGAAAGGCGACGTGGGAGTAATGGGAGCATATAGAGAATATGAATCTTACATTCCCCTATCAACTACTAATATTGGTGCAATACCAGAAATAACTTTTATTTCAACTTCATCAATTTCCGTAAAAATTTCTAAAACAAATATGACGGTGGAACCAACAAGCTACTCTGTAACATACTATAAGATAGATTCAGCAGGAGCTATTGTTTCTGGCACTTCTCAAACCGTAACAAAAACTGAAAATCCGTTTACAATAAGTGGTCTTTCAACAAATCAATCTTATGGAATTTCTGTAAAAGCAAGCAACGGCAGCACGTTTGGCAACAGTGTATATAGGTCATTTGCAACCCCAATAGAATATAATGTGGCGGGGTATAAGGGTACAGTAGTAGATCCTAATAAAGCTGCAGCTGCAAAGTCATTTTTAAGAATGTCTAATAGCTCAAAAAGCCCAAAAGAATACTCTGTTGCCTATAGAACATTTAATGCAATATCATTGCCAACGTTTACAACATCGTATGCTGGGCTTCCCTCATATATTCAAGAAGCAATAAGATTAAACTCAACACGACATTACGCATTTGGCACAAAAATGTTTTTAGAGTCTACGATTGATAGAACAAGGCAGTCGGCTGGTCTTGGGTTTTTTGTAGACGGGCAAGGCAACGATGGGTATTATATTTTAATTGATAGTACAGAAACAGCGGGGGCGGTAAATAAAAAAGAAGTTAGAATATGCAAGGTAAAAGGCGGAGACATACGTGTATTAAATGATACTCAAAAAAATACGGTAACTAGCCTTAATGGAGTATACGGAGGAAGATCTTATGATATTGATGTTAAGGTTAAGGTTAATCTGTCAACAGTAAAAATCAGCGTATATATAAATGGATTTTTGATTTCTGCTACAGATAGCACTGGCGTATATGAAGATGACAATGGTAAAAGCTCTGTAACCCAAATATTAAATCCGACAAAAACAATTGCCCTTGTATGTAAATATGGAGAGGCTATATTTGACTACGTATATGGTACAGATATAGATGAAAAGAAATATAATGATTCTGAGTTTGTAAAAAATATGTATAGAGGATCTTTTTCTAATGATTATCTAGATATTGGATTTGGAGACATCATCTACAATAATTCTGTAGAAGAAGACAATGCCAACAAGCCAGTAGGCATAGACGAGTTTGGAACCTCAGTTAGAGAAATAAGAAAAGTATCTTTAAGATACAACAGCGCCCCAGCATACCCAATTAAATTTTCAACAGGGCTAAATACATCGGTAAAAATATTGGGATCAAGAGTTAGCAATTTTGGCGGGGAGACCTATGTATTAAATAATAGCTCTGCCCTTACTCCATTAAATGATGAAAAGGCAGCAACATTTTATTTATATGGAGATACAATTGCCCCATCTGGAACTTTAGAATACAACTCAGATATTCTGTCAGAGTATATTAATCAAGAGCCCATCATATTTGAATCCTCTTGGCTACAAAACCTTTCGGATGTAGAGGCACTTGGCGCATGGATTAAAAATAACATTGTAAACAAAGGTAGACTAATTAATCTATCAGTATTTGGAAATCCATTTATTGCCGTTGGCGATATTGTATCAGTAAAGTATTTATATCAAGGGTTAGATGGTACACAAAAATTTATAGTTACAAACGTTAGACATTCGTTTAGCGACGGGCTGGATACGGAGATCACATGTCGATCATTATAGTCGACCAGATGATATAATAATAAAATGACAAAAGACACTAATAGAGTTGACGGAAAATCGGTTGTTGTTGGGCCTCCAATTGTTTTGCCAAAAAATTCTCCTGACCGTGTTTTTTTAAGAAGAACAGTTGGAATAGACATTGAAGAAGGTTTTAATTCAAACGGAGTTAGTCCATTTCTTATGGGTTCAGGCTCAGGAATCGGTGGTCCTGGCGGAAGCACCCCAGTAGATCCAAATCCACCAGGAGCAATAAGCGATATACCACAATTAAGCGATATTGAAAATATTACCTATCAACAATATTATAACAGCGCTAACGCAGTAAGAATTAAAGCTATTATTAAAATTAGAAACTCTAGTAAAAATAAAGCAAATGTTATAGGAGTAGATGCAAGAAACCAGCCAAGTGGTAAAACATCTTCAGCAGATCCTGTAATACCAGTAGGATTTACACAGCCTTCTCCTTCCGTTCCTTCAGTTGCTTTTGACAGAACTGGAACAGCAGTAGCTTGGGGATGGAACAATGTATCTGGATTAGGATCTTATCAATCAGTTACTTATCAGTGGGAAATAAGATCATCTTCAAGTGTTACAAGTACAAAAATAAGTTCGGGAACAAAGACATACGTCTCTGGCGGACTATTATCAATAGGAGATAGTGGAAAAACTAGAAATTATAGAGTTAGCTCGGCGCAAGGAGATACGGCTGCAACAGCTTCTCAAAGATGGCTACGAGTTAGAGCGGTTGTTTTGGCGACAGATGGCAAAACATATTATTCGGGATATTCTACACCAATCTAAGGGGAATCATGATAAAGGGAACATACATATATTACGAAGATGGCCAAGAGGTATATAGGTCTGAAAACGTTATTACTAAATACGGCAAAAGGTTTTTAACAAACTTTATAGCTGGAAGAGATTCGTTTGCATCAAAGTCCATGGCCTTTGGAATTGATAGTACGGCAGCCCTAGATACAAACACAAGATTAGGTTTTGAGTTTTACAGAACCCCTGTTCTTTTTGGAAGTACAGACATACAGACATTAAATGATACATCGACATATGCCGTAGTATATAAAGCAACAATCCCACAGGATGTTTCTGGTTACATTACAGAAGTTGGTTTGTATCCAGAATATAAAGAGTCCCTGGCCTCTTATGATAGTAAGTTTATAGCAGATTTTGAAAACCAGCTAGACTGGACCAACTTTCCATTGATAACAACAACAGATGCTAGAGTTGGTCAATATCTTTTGTCTATGTCTTCAAATGGAACGTCGGCACAAGAATATAAAACAAATGTACAGCCCATAGATCTTTCAGGTTATAGTGTTAATGATACATTAAGGTTAGCCTATGTAAAAAATGATGCCAACCTACAAAACATTATAATTAAGTTTTATAGCTCAGCGCTAGACTATTATTCTGTAACCGTCACACCAGAAGCGGGGACTGGATATAAAATATCGTCTGATATAACTATAGATAATTTATTTTTAAATGCCAGCACAGGAAATGTTGATCCTTCTAACATTAATCAAATTGGAATTGTTGTAACACCAGTTTCTGCACAATCAACATCCGTAGGCCTAGATGCTTTAAGAATTAACGATGAAGATACTTTTAGCCCAAACTTTGGTTTAATTAGCCGCTCAGTTTTATCTACACCATTAGTTAAATTAGCTGGAAGGCAAGTAGACGTAGAATATAGATTGGATTTAGGATTCTAATATGGCTTATGAAGATCTAGATGACTATAGCGTAGGTGCTGCTGGCAGCGATACGTTTGATATTGTCATCCCAGATCTAGATCCTTCTAGTGCATATCCAATTCAATTTAGATGGCAGTTTGCAGATAAAACATCAGGACTATGGTCTGTCTCTAAAGTGCTATACACTCCAGAGATTGCTCGACCAGAGTCAACAAACGTTGTAGCGGTATGGAATGGAACTAACCTAGAAATTTCATGGGAAGCTCCAAATCTTGCAAACGGATTTACAATATATTTAACCTCTGGAGCAACGACAGTACCATTTGGCTATACGTTAGATAAAACAAAAACTACACAAAAATTTATTATTTCTTCAAGAGATTTAATTAATAACTTTGCAAGTGTTCTCCCAACAACCTTAACTGGTTTGCTAAAAACTACTTACATAGATACATCTACTGTTGGAACAGCGTTTGCCATACCTCCTTATGCGGATGCTATTTCTAATCAAAATATTTTAGATGCAGATTGGTCAGTACTTTCCGTTTCAAATGGATTTACAGTTTCTTGGGGTGGAACATTAGTTTCTTCTGCTGAATATAAATACACCGAGGTCCACACTTCATCTTCTCAGGCAGGCACTTATGACATAGTGTATTCTGGCATAGGTCCAGCTATTGTAACGGTTGCATCTTTATCTACAAACTATATTAAAATCAAGCACGTATCTGTTACAGGATTAAAGTCTAGTTTTTCAAACGTCAAACAGGCAGTGCCATTTGATCCAATAGTTTTTGATGACACTCCGCCAACTAATAATTTTTCCCTAGGCACTGCTACAGTAACTGATGATTCAAACGGATTATTTTCTTTTGACAAAAAGGTATTGTTTACGTGGACAGAAAATGCAGACAGCAGCACATCTGGATACAGAATAAGATTTAGAATTGCTGGATCAGGATCAGTTTATACGTACATGTCTGTTCCAGGAAAAGAAAAAACTTCTACCTATATATATGGTTTAAAAGGCGGCAAATCTTATGAAGTTGCAGTAAGCACATTTGATATCTATGGTAATACTAATGAAACGCAATGGCAAACTTATCCAAACATAGTAGCTCCAGTAAGCAATTCTCTTTTGCCAGATGTTGCAATTACAGCTGGAGATATGAAATTAGGATATGGAATCAGTTCAGATAATTCTAAAAAAGGATTGTATATTGCCCCAGATAACTACTGGTATGTTCAAGGAAACACAAACGTATCAAGTGCTGCATACTTATCAGTTGGAGGCGCAACGGATAAACTGGTTTGGAATGGAACAAGCCTATCCGTAACTGGAACTGTTAATGCAAATGCTGGCAATTTTACTGGCTCTATTCAAGTAGGAGGCCAATTTAAACTTACTACTGCAACAGGAACTAAAATTGAAATGGGAGCTCTTACAAATGCTTCAGGGGCATATACAGGTGGAGTTGGTATTCAAGGAACAGATGCAAATGGTACTCTATTTCAGCTGGACACATCTTCTGGAATTATTGCTAATAAGGGAACAATTGGCGGATGGACAATCAGCGAAACAGAAATAAAAAGAGGAAATACCAGCCTAGGGGCAAGCGGTGCAATTTCAGCAGGAGCCGCTGGACAGTTTTCCGTATCATCAGCAGGAGCTCTTAGCGCAACAGGTGCTACTATAAGCGGAGAGATAAAAGCAACCTCTGGATTTATTGGAAGTACAAATGGATCAACAGCAACTGGTTTTAATTTTAATGCTACACAAATTACTTCAGTTGGTTTCCCATCAGGATCATCACAAATTATACTAGATGGATCAACTGGAACAATTTCGGGCGGAAAAATTAATGGTACATTAATTACGGGATCAGATATTACTATGAGTGGTTCGGCAACACAGTATGGCACTTCGACAACAAAATTATTATTTTCAGCATCAGATTATAAAATAGCTGCTGGATCATCTACTTTTACCTATCCAAGCAACACTGGTTATTACGATGGAGACGGAGAATGGGTTAGTACAGGTGCTTCAACTATCGTTACAAATAATGATATTAGATTTACAGACAACACGTGGGGTGGAGCAGTACCAACTGTAGGCGTCTCAACATTTTCTTACGGAGAACTTTGGCTAGGCTCAGGAAATGGAACTACAACCGCAGGAACAGTAGATTTATTTGCAAACTTCCCTGGAGATTACATTGGAATAAGTCTTACAGCTAACTCAACAACTCAAAACATAATTATAAAAGGCCCTGCTGGCGCAGGATTTGGATCATCATACGTGCACAGAAGCAGTGCTACAGACTCAAGCAAAGAGTCTCCAGCATTTCTTCAGGTAGACTCTGGTGGCAGACTAACTAGAGGAAGAGCTATATTTTCAGGTGGTTCATCTGCTCCAAGTTCAGACATCGGCCTACAAGGCGATCTATACTTTTCGACTGCGAGTTAATATAAATGCCAAAAACTTTTCTTAAAAAATCCACGGGATGGACTGAAATGAAGTCTATCTTTGTTAAAAAATCAACAGGGTGGACTGAAACAAAAAGTATATTTATAAAAAAACTTGTTAGCGGAGTTCTCACGTGGGTTAAAGTTTATACTAAAGCATCTTTGCCAGACACTACAACTGCCCCATCTATAAGAACAACAAATACGGGCGCTGGAACCATTTATGATGGTCCAGTAGCCGTTAGTCCAAGATTTTTAAATGACAACTTATATGGCAAAGACGGAGTATATACAAACTATACTTCTATTTTTGGAAGAAAGTTTACAAAAGCAGATGCAGCATCCGCTTTGCCAGCAGAAAGAACCACAGTAGTTACGGGAGATTTATTTACTTCAGGAGGTGGAGTTACTGAAGCAGATAGAACTGCGCTTGACGGAAAATATTTATTTTATGAATTAAGTGTTCAAAATGGTTCTACTGCAAATCAAATTCAGCCAATCTCTCCAGCACTTAAAATGATTAAACGAGCTCCAGCAACAACAGATTTTCAATGGACTGGAGTAGAGCAGGCTGGAACAGAGCTTGTTCTAAATTATGTTTATGAAAATTATTATTACAACAAAATAGATCCAAATCTATCCTATATAAAATGGTGGAGAAACACCACCGATGAACCTGGCGGTGATTTAATTAAAACAGAAACTATTGCAGCAACATCTACTGGAGCAACATCCACTTCTAGATCAGGGACAAGCCGCTACACCCCAAGTGCTATTACAGATTCTGGAAAATATATTATAGCTGAAACCACTGCGGTAAATTCAAATACTGTACATTTTGGCTATACAGACAACTATAGCGTTGCTTCATTTTCAACAGGAATAATTGGTGCACCACTTGTTTTTTCTAATGTTGAAGTACAAGATGAAAATGGTGAAAATGGTTTAGACAATAGAGGCCGATGGCCAGTAGGCACATTAAATAGATATGCATGGACACTTGATGGATATGATGCCAGCACTACTATAAGAATTAGATATAGAATGTATAATTATGATACAGATAGATACTACAAAATTTCTACAGGTTTAATTCAAGCAGATACCGATGCTGGAGCAGAAGCTGCATATGATTCATATGTTAGCACTCCAGGAGCCAGTAATTACATAAGCAGTGTTTCTGTAAGCGGAACTACAGCAACATGCTACGATTACCTTGATCTAATTGATACTTCTGTTTTTAATGGAGGAGGCTCAGGCCCTACTTGGTGGCTAGAGATAGAGTTAAGTGCTACCAAGGGTATAGGAAGAGTTTATGAATTAGGATATACAGGCGGATATGCTACTTATTATACTGGAAAAGCAATTGATTCTTCAATCTCAGTAAGCCCTACCACTGCTGCAAGAAATGCAAATGTAACAATTTCTGGATCTTTAATTGGATACCCAGCTACTCCATCTACAAATGGATATCCCCGTCAATATAAAGTTGATTACGGAGATAACTCAGACAGCGGATGGTTACCAGTAGGAGAGTACGCATCGGGCACATTAAATCCAACATTTAGCTTAACAAAACAATATTCTGAAGCAGGATCATATACCGTATCAATCGAAACAATACCTTATTATGAATCTTCTACAGCTTCTCTTACAGTAACCTCATCAAAGGTTCCCCCAACAATGGGAACCCCAACTCTATCAGCCGCAGGGGCTTTTGTAGTTGGATCGAGAAGGCTTTCTGTTCCATTTACAGCAGTCACAGACTCTGGACCTGCGTATCAAATTTACTGGCATTATAGCTCAGATACTCCTGGTGTTTCTGTTACTCCCGATGGGTCAAGAACAATAAGCCCCGTTTTAGATGAGTCTGGACCAGACGCTATTGGAAGGTGTTATGTTTTTATTAGATCTTCAGCTACAACTACAACAACAGGAACAACTGCACCTTCAACAACATTAAGTAATTGGAGTGCTGGTACTTATATTGATATATCTGGTACCAGAACTTTAACTTATAATAAAAATACTACTGATACCGTAGAAAACCTACCTTCTAACTCAAGCGGAACCGACCCATGGAATGGATGGGCTACAACAGTATCTTCAAACACTCCAACTAGAACAGGGCATACCTTTAACGGATACAATACTCAGGCAGATGGAACAGGCACTAATTATGCAGCAGGTGCAGCAATTACTTTAACTTCAGCCGTAACTCTATATGCAAAATGGACAGCAAACACCTATGCCGTTACTTACTACGGCAACAGCAACACTGGAGGATCTGTCCCAGATGCTCAAACAAAAACACATGGAGTTAACCTTACACTAAGAACAAATGTAAATACTTTAACCAGAACTGGTTACACTTTTGCTGGTTGGAACACAAATTCAAGCGGAACTGGAACAGATTATGCAGCAGGTGCTACATACAGCGGCAATACAGCATTAGATCTTTATGCTAAATGGACAACTAGTGTAACTTTATACACAGTTACATTTAGCGCAAATGGTGCAACGGGATCACCTTCTAAATCAACTGCACCACAAACTACAGAAGGAGGATCAGTTACTCTTGCTACAATAGGAACCATGGGTGGAGGAACCAATAGAATTTTTGGTGGTTGGAGAACTGGTACTACTTCTGGAACTGTATATGCATTCGGCGCTAGCTTTACTCCTACCTCTAATATAACCCTATACGCATATTATGGGACTCAGCCAACGTGTTCTGCGCCTACTCTTTACTTTAGAAGATATCCAAATAACAGTAGCACTAGCTACGAGTACTTTGCAGACTATCCAACTCCGTCAGGAGCGTATACTGAAATAATAGGAATGCAATATGAAATTTATTCAGCAAACTCTACAAGTGGATCTACAGTAACGGGAGGAGCTGGTACACTTGCCTATCCAACTGGAGGAGATACTTACCCATATCAAAGCACAAGGGATGGAACGTACTGGTCTTTCCTTGTAAGATCTGGTGAAGGCAGTAGAACCACGGCAGCGGTGGGAACAAGGTTCGGTAGAGTCAGAGTTAGAATGAGAGGAATTGATGGGGTTAATTATCCAGGAACATATACCTCACCACTATTATAATGATATCAACAGACGATAAAAGATATTTAATTTTTTCTAGGTTAAAAAACCTAGAGGGATTAAAAAATAGAAAAATTAGCCAAGACCCAGAGGTATTTGAGTCTATTGAAGATTTAAACTCACAGATTCAGGCATTGACTAATATGCTTGAAATGCTATAATATGAAAGGAGGAACAAAATGACAACAATGCTAACAAATGAAGAAAAATTAAACATAGTTAATCAGCACATTAAGTCTGTAGAGTATAACCTATACGGGCACAGTCTGGATTTAATTCAAGCAAATGCAGTGTCATCGCCAGATGCTGGACAAATTACTGCAATTAATGCTAGAATTGCTGAAGCAAATGCTGTAAAAGCAGCGCTAGTTACTGAAAAAAATTCATTAACTGTAGTAGTAGTAGAACAGGAATAAAAAATGGCAGATAAAGCTGAACTAATTATAACAGCTTTACAGCAAAGAATTGGGGAGATTGTCTCAAACTATGAGACTCAGATTGCAATTCTTCGTGCAGAAATTACAACAATTATGCAGCAACAGCAAGAAAAAGAAGAAGCGGTAAAAGAATACGAAAATTCTTTGCCTCTATAAGGAGATAAGCAATGGCAACAAATTCATTTATACCAGTTACATTTAACGACGGGGAGCCACTGGATCCTGTCAAGTTAAATAAGTTGGTTGATAATATAAATAATATATATCAGTCTAATGCCATATCTTTATCTAATTCATCAACAGGGACATCTCCTCAAGTTCCAGTCATATTTACATTTAGACATAAGTTTGAAAATGTAAAAGCGGGCACCCCACAGAACACTCCTATTAATTTTGGAGATAAGTTTACTCAGTCTGAATTGTCTTCAAGTAAGGTATATATTTCTACTGGGATAAGGGCTTCCGTAACAGACAAGGATGTTATAACCGCAAGCGTAGGTGGAGTAAGTACAGGAAATCCAACGCTATATGTTAATTTTAACGGAGACAATACTCGCACCATATACGTAGATGTAATAGCAATCTGCATGAGGGATATCGTTTAGACCCCTTGACAAGCACCACCAATATGTTACAATTATTGTAACATCAAAGTCACGTACCCGTGACTTTTTTTACATATTAAGGTAGAAAATGAGCAACGATTTAAAATGGATGCTTTCATCCGATCAGCAGTTCCCATATCAAGATGATAAGATGATAGCCCTATGGTTTAAGGTCATGAAATGGTTTAAGCCAGACGTTGTAGACTACCTTGGAGATACAGACGATCAGGCCTGTTATAGCAAATATACAGAAGGAAGATCCGCAGAGTTTTTAAACTGTCATAAGA